CAGGATCTTCAGCATAATATTGAGACAAATAGCTGTAATATTCATCCTCTGTTTTAATGTTGGACAAATATGTGGCTGAGTAAAATGCTCTGTCATATACAGAATCCATCCAAGTATCATATATTGCATATTCATTATTTGTTCCTTTAGATATATGAATTCTCACATATGCCTGCTTCATGCCAAACAAATTTTTATTCTCAATGAATATTGAAGACTTAAATGAATGTGTTTCATGTATAGCCTGGGCCATTACAATATATGGAAAAGGAAAATTCAAAGAGCTAATTAATTTAATTAACTTTTCTTCACTAAACTCATTACGCTGAGCTATAATTAACTTTGCTTCTCCTTCTATGAATATCTTTTTCTCAAAAGATAGGATTAATATCCATAGTCCTATTATTACAACAGCACACAATACATAAATCCACACATGTTCAGACCAGTTAACTCTTACAAATTCTAATGTAGACTTATTAAATTTATACATAGTAAGGATTTAGTTATTCCAATTCTTCTTCTGTAATGAGTGTAATTAGCTTTGAATACACTTCATTCTGAGCTATAGATTGTTTATCTATAGGAAGTGGATGTAAATTTAATCTGGAGGTATTTATCCAATCAAGAACATACCTGACATTTACATATTTGGTCTTATGACCAGTGGTATTAAATCTCATATCTTCTGATTGAGATTTATTCAAATAGACAAACTTTGACATATCATTTAAAGATTTGAACTAAGGCTGCTATTATTCCCATACCTATGAGTCCTATAAGACAATAGAATATAATTCTACTACTATCTGTCTCTCTGTCTTCTTGTGTACTCATCTTATCGATTTTAAGAGGTGTTTAACCATAGATAAATGTATCTTGGCATCATATAGTTCTTTCTTAGCTTTAATGGCATACAGGGCTCCTATTGATGTCATAATTAGATCTACATTATCTATTTCGTCTTCCAAAGATAATTGAAATCTCTCATCACTCAAATCCTTCTCTATTGATTGCTGAGCTGTATTAACAACAATTAGTTTAGTACCAACAGGAAGCTGATCTTGTGACCAGCTCCCCATATTCTTAGCAAATGATATATTATCCATTCTTCTCTTTTTTTAATTGTTCAACATCCTCTACCAGCTTCTCTACAATAGCAGTAATCATAGTTATAGAAAACACCATGTCATTAATAAGCTTTGTTAATTTTTCTATTTTTACTTCTTCAATTTCCATATGTTTAATAGGTTTTAAAGGATTTCGTCAAGGAGGGTCTCCCCTCCTATCAGAAAACCCAAAAGTTTTTAATTGAATGACAGTTCTAGCTGTCTATTTTTCTCTATCAAAAGGAGTAACCTTTTAGGAGCAAATACATATATTTGAGCAGATAGACGCTGCTCTTGTATTTCTTTCTCCATTTCTCTGGTATATACCAGACCACTTCTGCTTACTTTCTTGCTTGAATACAATTTCCTTCTCATTTCTTTTTGGGTTTTAAATTATTAAAGGTCATAAATATATATGGGCACATCAATTGCCCTTTTAATCTTTGCTTCTATTATTGTCCAATTGCCTCCACTTAATCCAGCACCAAATCTAGGAGCATGAATTGTGCACTGATGCTTTGTTGCATATTCATTAACAGTAAGAAGACATTTATACAATGACATATATCTGAGATTGACACCATTCTTATCACCCAACACTTGGGCAATCATATTGGCCACAATGATGTTATTTCTGTTCTCCTCATTGACTTGTATAAATTGCACATCACCAAGAATGTGTCTCCTTTTGCGTCTGTAATAATATTCAGGCTGTTTCCATTTGTGTGAGAGTGAGCCTGTGAAGCCACCTCCCCAAGCTCCTTGATTATTACACACATGTATAATAAGCTTGTTTCCAAATCCTGTAGGACAGGTAGCATCCCCTTTTAAATAATGTATCATAAATATATTTTTACATTAATATAGCTTAAATATAAAAAAATACACAATCTCCATCAGAATATTCGCCTATATATCCTTAGAGACTGTGTATAGCACATTACAGTAGCTCAATTCAAAGACAGCCTACTATTACCCTCAGATGAAAACAGAAAATACATTGAAGCGACAATGTTTTTTATTTATGTAACAATATCATAAATGTACTTCCTACAATAAATGCACACCATCCTATTATGAAGATCCACATTAAGATCTCCTGAACTATTTTCTTTTTCATTGTACAAATGTATTATAGAATGGTCTCAATTGCACAATAGTGTCACCTTTAGTAAACATAAATGACTCTTGATACAGATACACACCTGGTGAATCTACTATTTTCACCTTGAATAATGATATTGCAGGACGATAGTCCTTAATCTCTACGCTTTGTATAACTAAAAGCGTTTGTAACTTTGGTTTAGATGTTATTGTAACATCTCTTAACCTTCTACTACTAGGGCTCTCACATGATGTTAATACAACAAGAGCAATACAAAACACAATGACCAATAGGCCAAATAAATTTCTGTTCATAATTCTTTAGGATATAGAGTTAATATTTCAGGTATTTCAGGACAAAACTTATGTTCCCAGCATTCTGATCCATCATATCTATCACGATCAGACCATGTACCATCAGTGTACCAAATTATACCAATTAGACTCTTGTCACCATAACCATCAAGCTTATTCAAAAAGAAAGCAAGATTTGGTCCATGATAACCAACTTTGAGAATAAATTGTTCATGGTACTCCATTCCACAATAAATAATGGCACATTTAACTGCTTTACCTTCTGTGTGTCTCAGAAATTCTTCTTTTGCATTCATAATAAATAAATGTTTAAATGGGTTTACAAATAAAAGAAGAATAGGAACGTATTCCATGCCACTTTACTGTTTAGCATTGCTCATTTGATTGAGGGGCTCACACATCCTGTTAATTCAGGATTATTCTTCTAAATCTCCTTATGCATTCAATTGTAATATTGATATCCTTATATTCTCAGGATATGTTATCCACACCATCTTAAACAGTATTTAGTCGATACTTAATTCGGGGATCGTCAAAGCGATGCTAACTCCTCGACAGGTTTCAACTGAGTCTATGGAAATATTACAACTGCTCACCCTTAGGAAGTGAGTTTTGATGCATTAAGATAAAATAAGGCTGTCCATCCACAATGAGCACGACATATTTCTATGTTCATCTCATCGTATGACATTTGTAGCACCTTATTACATTAATCATCCTCTTCAAAGCTAAGATCATCCATCTCATACTCAACAATGTTAATGAGATGATTGTGATCTTTATCTATGTCAATGAATGATTCTCCTCTTGTATCAGCTAATATAAGTCGATGCATAGCCTCAAAAGCAAGTCTCTGAGTAGAATAATACCTATGATGAACCATTTGAAATGGATTCTCATCATGAATAGTTCCCCAACACAATACAAATATCTTCTTCATAATTCTTATTTTAATGGATAAATAAATATAAAATTAAGCAGTTTTACACATACTTAGGTGTTGTAGATTTATCTGGATTCTTCCCATTCGATCAGAGAATCATCCATCAGCATTACACTAACTCTGTAACGCTTTGCTGTATGGTAAACAGTGGACATACGTCTTTGGTCATCACTCTCCTCCTTACCACAACTTTGTTTCCAAGTATATAGAAACTTCTCTTCGATAGCTTTAATTGCTAAAGTTTCTGTTTCCTTGAGATACTCAGATTTGACTGACATATTTTCAGTCCTTGTTTCACCTAAAATAACATTTCCATCAACTAGAGATACACGAATATATTCTCTTACCTCAATAGTTTTGTTATCATAGTTATTAGTTATTGTCAAAGTCTTATTGTCTGAAGACAATGTAAAATTAACAGAGTTAGAAAAGGTATTACTAACCAACACCTTTTCTTGATATGTATCAAGGACTCTATGATGCCATTGATTATATCCAGCTGCTGCTAACATTTCAACAGCTTTTTTAGTTTCTTCTTTCAGATAAATATCTTCAGAAGAATTAAATTCTCTAGTTGTAGATCCATCTGACCATATGGAAACTACATATTTGTAGTTCTTCTGTAAGAAGAAACTACCTGCCGTCCAATAAGGATCTTGCAGCATAGAGGTTTTCTCTGAAGAGATAAGCCTCAATTTCTTTACTATTATTGCCATAAAGCATTAAGTTTAAAAAGTAAAACAAATAACAAAAGAGAACGATTGCTCATACAACCTTCATCCCTCATAAGGACTATTCTCTCTTGGTGTTTTTTTTTTATACTAAAGGTGATGTTACAATAGTCACCTCTGTAATAGCTTCCCAGCCATCAAATACAAATTGAACTTTACCTTCTTCAAGTAAAATACGTTTGTTCTTAGCTTGTAACAGCCTTTTAGCTGGTGCAAATGGAAGTAATTGTTGTATCATCCCTATTGGTAAGACAATAGCTATCTCATCATATTTGGAGACAAGCTCCTTCAAAGAACTCCAATGTCCCTCAAGAATATGATCTGCAACAGTTTCACCTTGTTCTGGTGCTACAGCTTCAAAAGCTACATGCACGTTAGATGGTGAAGCTGATAGTTGAGTGATCTGAACTTTTCCAAATACTAATGCTAATGCATCCAATTGAGCCTGGCTCATTGCATGTCTTGATAACCAAAGAATATTTTTCATAATAATTGTAAGAGTTCCACACTTGAGGAGCTCTAAAAGCTTTGGGTTTGTAGAAAACATGAGAATCGAACTCACATACACTCTAATGAATGCATAACCATTATTCCTTATCTAAAGGACATCTATGCAATACATATGCATATATTACACAAAATATATCAATGATACTATAATGACATATACATACATAATATGTTAATATAGCATTGGAAAGCTATATTTATTGCATGATTTAAGATTTTGAGGATATCCAAGAGTCAATAAATAGGCTATGACGTGTACTTCTACCCCTCTTTTGACCCTCAAGACTAACGGAATCTTGACATCGATATATTAAAATTCTCGGGGTGAACTTTTATTTATATGATAAAAGTCATACTCTTGGGTTAATATATCATTAGTTGCTATATAATTGCTGAGATAACCCACCCAACTGTACGAATTCTTCGTTTATTTACCCACCCTTACATATATTTTTTTGTTTGCGTAAGCAATGTGTTTGCGTTAGCTTTGTGCTTCCCTTGCACGAATGATCAATTAAAAAGCAACACTCCCCTTGCGAGGAATGTTGCTGTGGTCACCATTTAGACAATTGTCTTTGCTCTTGCTAATGGATCAAGTGTGGTTGTACTGCTATAACTTGCAAGTAGCTCTTCTGCCATCTTGTCTGCAATCTCTGTTTCAAGGCTTGCCATTAGCATATCCTGTAATGTTAGGAATGCTGATTTGGCTTCCCAACGCTGATATTCCTGATCATTCTTGTCTGTGCGTGTCTCTTCATCGCATAATGCAAACAGTTTTGGGATCTTGTCTACCTCTGTGTCCTTGTCAATGCCAAGACTCTTTAGCATATTCTCCCCAATGAAAAACTTTTGGCCTGCAGCGTTGAAGCCTGTGAATCTACCCTCTGCTGAAAATAACCCTCTGTGAATCGTTACTCGTTTCATTTTGTTTTTTGTTTTTTGTTTATTAATAATGATGACCAAGGGGAATACCCCACACTGGTAAATCGTTGGGGGGGTTTTTTGATGGTGTAGTCCCAATCAACACTCACACAAATAATATGGAAGGAGGGGAGTCATTTTCCCCTACAGTCTTAGGGGGGAGTTTCTAACCAGGAAGATTAAAAAATCAAAAAACTATTTCTTATCTCCAGGAATAAATTCTTTTTCCCAAATTTATCATGGTAAAAAATAATTAAATTTGTTATATCTTTGTAAGAGATAAAACTAAATAATGGCCAACAAGATTATTTTACAAAAGTTAAGCTTCCAGAATGAGGACAATTATGTATTAGCGGAGAGGTATTATAATGTGCTTTCTGCTTTGAATAATTTGAAGCTTACACAGAGAGAGGTGCAACTCATAGCTTTTACAGCTGTACGTGGGAACATGTCGTATGCTAATGTTAAGGAGGAGTTTTGTAAGAAGTATGAGAGCTCTAGTCCTACGATAAGCAATATTGTTTCCAAGCTAAAGAAGATGGGAATTTTTATTAAGGAGGGAGGGAAGATAAAGGTGGTTCCTATGATACAGTTAAATTTTGCTTTGAATATTAAGTTGGAAATAAATCTTACACATGGATAAGCCTGTTAGTCTTTCTGTAAAACAGTTTATTATTCGCAAGATGGCTGTTTCATTGATGACTCCTGAGAAGACAATTGAGGCTGTGATTAATCATCAGTTTAATACAATGCTGGAAGCTACAAAGATGGTGAATAGTATGGAGCTTTCTGGGTTTGGTAGATTTTTCTTTAGTGATATAAAAGCTAAGAGGATGTTAAAGAGATCTTTGGAGAATAAAGAGTTGTATGAAGGGCTTCTGTTACAGACCCTCTCAACACAGAGAAGAAATAATATAGAGGCGAAGCTTAAGAATGTTACATGTATTATTAAAAATCTTAATGAAAAGATCAATGAAACTCTCTGAGATATATGAAGGTTGGCGTAATCATTTGATTCCTCCTTCTATTCTAAAGGATAAGATAGAGAGGATACATATTAGGAGGATGGAGGTATGTAAGATTTGTCCACTTAATTCTGTTAACAATCCACAGGCTAGTTGGCTCTTACAGATGTATGAACATTGTACAGAGTGTGGATGTCCTCTTATGCAGAAGACAAAGTGTTTGTCTTGTTCATGTGGAATAAAAAGTTGGAAGGCTGTGCTGACAGAAGAGCAGGAAGAACATGTTAATTCGAAATAAGACGATGAAACAGATTAGATTGAGGAAGATTCCTCTGGAATCATTCATTGATACATTGATTGATCTTTATGAAAATGGGGTCTTGTATGTTGATATTATAGGAGATCCTGGAGAAAACATAGATAGGGTTGGTATATATGTTAAGGATGAATATATGGATGATCCAAAACTCCTGAATAAGAATATTACAGATGATGATATAAACCAATTATTAAATTGATATGAACAATTCACAAACACAGGATGCATTTGCAACCATTAGGGAACTTGCAGCTTTGGCTGCTACAGAGAACATTGCACAAGTAAATAGAGAGAAGGTAAATGAGCTAATCAACAATTTGCTGACAAAGATTGTTGCCCCAGCTGTACAGAAGTTGACAGCTGCCTCTTCAGGATTAAAACTATAATCATGGCAGTAGCAAAGAAAAGTATATTTATTTCTACGGAGCTTGATTGGGCCGAACAACAACTTCTGACATGGAGAGGATATATCAATGCCAATCCTTTTGAACATCTGAAGGATAGGATAGAGTGGAAACCAATAGCCAGGGGAGGAACAATGCCTATGGTTGTTGCTTCTATAGAGCAACAGGGAAAGTTTATTCAGGATACAATGAAGAACTATCTTTCTCTTTTGGAAGTAGTGAATACACTTCGTGAAAAAGAGGAAGCCAAAAAAGAGGCCAGAGGTAAAGGTGAAGTACCACATAGAATGCAGAGATAATGGAAATCAAGAGTACAGAATTCTTCAGGAATATGAAGAGTCTTCCTCCTCCAGGAACTAATGAGTTTAATCAACTTATTAAATGGGAGGAAGAAAAGATTAAAGGAGGAATTTCTGTCAATGGGATTTTCTTTAGTGGATGGTTGTATTGGCATTTGAATCATTGGAAGATAAGGCTTGATCAACAGGATGAGCATGGAAATGATATTAGGGTGGAAAGCTATCCAGATTTACGTGACAATGAGTGGATTAGAGCAGAAGCGTTGGAGCAGTGTAGGATAGAGAAGAAGGGATATATGGAGGTTGGAGGTAGACAGGGAGGCAAGAGTGAGATGGAAGCTTCCTATTTTGGTATGAATGCCATAATGTTTGCCAATACACAGAATGTTATTGTATGTGGAAATGACAATGACCTTTCCCTTTTAAAGGATAAAGTGGATTTTGGATTAAAAAATTTGTGGGAAGGAATTAATATACCACGTTTAGATAAGACATGGAGACTCAACCAGATTAGGCTGGGATATAAGAAACCTAGTGGAGATGATGAGGTGTGGAGTTACATTGTTATTCGTAATGCAAACGATGGTCGCAACACTGAGGTTGCAGCTGGTACCACAGCAAGGACATTTATAATGGATGAGGTAGGGAAGTATCCATTTGCTTCTTCTTTTAAAGCAGCTGAACCTGCGTTTAAAGGAAAGTTTGGATGGAGAGCTGTTCCTATTCTTGTGGGAACAGGAGGATCATTTGAAAATGGCAGGGATGCAGAAAACTTCTTCTACAATCCAGATGCCAATAATTTTTTGGCTTATGAATATGAAGGAACAAAAACAAAGAGTGCATTGTTCTTGTCAGGACTTTACAGACAGGATTGTAAAGTGGAGATTCCTTTATATCAATGGCTTGAACAGGAACGTGGAATAACAATACCAGATCATCGTGAACTTTCAAAAATATTGATATATGCTTCTGATAAAGAGAAAGCTACAGCATTAATAGAACAGGAAAGACTTGCAGCAAAGACAAATCCTGACAGAGCTCTCTATTTAAAACAGAAAATGTATTATCCTCTGACAGTTGAGGAATGTTTCTTAAGAGATCAGAATAATATCTTTGATACAGAAGCTGCTAAGCGTCAGAAGTTTAGACTTCAGGAAAGAGAAAGAACAGGAACTCCTGTTATTCTTTTACATGATGGAGAAAAAATTATACACGAGTTTACAGACAAACAACCCATAAGTAATTTTCCATTACGAAGTTCAGATGAGAAAGATGCTCCTGTTATTATTTATGAGTTCCCTGTAGAATCTCCTCCTTATGGATTGTATGTTGCAGGAGTTGACCCTTACAGACAAGGACAGAGTGCCTATAGTTCTTCCTTAGGATCTGTATACATATATAAGAGGATGCATGATATTGCTGGTGAGAAGTATCAGGATATGTTTGTGGCTTCTTATTGTGCCAGGCCAGAGAAGAAAGATACATGGGAAGAACAGGCCAGATATTTAATTAAGTATTATAATGCTCGTACTCTCTGTGAGAATGATGATATCTCATTCATAGAATACATGAAAGCCAAAGGAGATGGACATTATCTGGAGAAACAACCTCAGTGGTTAATGGAAATTGTTCCTAATACAACTGTTAAAAGAGAATATGGTATACATCGTAGCGCACAGAAAATAATTGATTACCTTCACAACTGTTTTAAGAAGTATATGGAAGAGATCATATACACAGAAAAAGATGACAATGGAGTAGTTGTACGAGAACTCACAGGCATAACTAAAATATTTGATCCTGTTCTCCTTGAGGAAGTAATTCAATATGATGAGGATGGTAACTTTGATAGAATCATTGCTGCTGAACTTGCCATTGCTCAAGCTATGAGAATGGATCCAATCATGGGACGAGTAGGGGGATCAAGTGATCCAAGGGTAACCTCGATGTTTACAAAAAGACCAAAGGCTCAATTATTCGCAGAATCCAGAGGAATATTTAACAGACCAAAACATAAACTATTTTCATAATGAGAAAAACAGGATCAGAAGAAAAGATATATGGTGTTGGTTTTATGGGAACGGGAAAGTATAAATCTAGAAATAAAACAGGACACACAAAAGAATATAATGCTTGGGCAGCTATGTTACAAAGGTGTTATGATGATAAACTTCATATAAGACACCCTTCTTATAAAGATTGTACAATGTGTGAAGAATGGTTAAATTTCCAAAATTTTGCTAAATGGTTTACTATTAATAATATAGAAGGTTGCCAATTAGATAAAGATTTACTCATAAAAGGAAATAAAATTTACTCTCCTGAAACTTGTTGTTTTGTTCCACAAGAAATTAATCTTGCACTTATAAAACCAATGAATAAAAGAGAATATCCTTTAGGTGTATATAAACATCGTGATAAATTTGTTAGTCATATTAAGGTAAATAAAGTATCTACATATAAAGGAATTTTTTCAACAATAACAGAAGCAGCAGAATGTTATAAGAGAGAAAAGGAAAAACAACTGTTAAATTTGGCAATGAAATACAAATATGTAATTTCAAATGCTACTTATGATGCTTTATTAAATTATGAAATAACTTAAATTTCACTACCATGATAATTCGCTACACAAAGGATGCCACTATTAGATATGCATACCTTAACATCTTTCCAGATCAGTTCAAAACAGAGAAAGAAAAGATGGATGAAAGTTGGGTGAAGAACACAATGGATTACTTTGCTAATAAGGCATATTCTGAGTATGTAAAGAATCGTGATACGTTTGTAAAGAACTATGATCTTATGAAGGGTATCCTTCGTCCAGAGGATTTCTATCAGGAACGTGATGTAAAAAACTTTACAGAAATGCTGGAAGCAGATCTTAGCCTTCCTTCCTATGTAAAGATGTATTCTATTGTTACCACTCCTGTTAATGAACTTATAGGAGAGATCTCTAAACGTCCTGATAGCATTAAGGTAAAAGCCTATGATGATAATTCCAAGGCAGAAGAGTTAGAGTTTAAAACAGATCTCCTTCAGAAATATGTATTACAGCAGGCCAAGCAAAAGATCTTGGAGAAAGCTGCAATGGAAGGCCAGGAGATCAATGATGAAGATCTTGAGAAAATGTCTATGGATGAGGTGAAGGATCAACTTGATTCTTACACATCGATTGCTGAGAAATGGAGTAATCATCAACTCACATGTGCTAAGGTAGAGTTTAATATTAAAGAGAAGAGTGAAGATGCTTTTAGAGATATGCTCATATCTGCCAGAGAGTTCTATCATATATATGAAGACAACTCTAAGACAGGATTTAATATTGAGGTGGCTAATCCTAAGAACACATGGTTTTTAACAACTCCTGACAGGAAGTTTATTTCAGATACAACAGGTAGGGCACAGGGAGCATATGCTGCTGGAACAGTGCAAGTTATGGAACTCTCAGAGATTATTGAGACATTCCCAGATCTTACAAAAGAAGAGATAGATCATCTAAGAAGTTCTCTACAGGATTATGGATTGATCAATGTGCGTGAATCTAATCTTGGTAATCCTAATGCACCTGAGGGTATTGACTCTGTACAATATGATACATATGATCCAGCCATTCTCCAAACAAGGATGATGATTGAGAGTGAAATGAAAGAGAACAATGATGGACTAAAAGACTTTCTTGGCCTTACATCTAATGTCTCTTCCTTTGGATATAAGTATGTGGTGGTTAGGGGATATTGGATCTCTAAGAAAAAGATTGGTAAGATCATATATATAGATGAGATGGGCAATGATCAGTCTATGCTTGTTGATGAGAATTATAAAAGCAAGACTATTCCTACACAACAATCTCTTGAATGGGGATGGATAAATCAATGGTATCAGGGAAATAAGATTGGCCCAGATATCTATCATCTAAAACCCTATGACCTTCTACCATATTGTCCCATCATAGGAATAACATATGAGGTAAAGAATACAGAAGCCAAGAGTCTTGTAGATCTGATGAAACCTTTCCAGGTGTTGTACAATGTCTGCATGAATCAACTATATCAACTCCTTGAGAAAGAGATAGGTAAGGTACAACTGATGTCACTCAGACACATTCCTATTCCTAAAGATGGTGATGCACAAGATGCTTTGGATATATGGGAATTGGAAGCACGTAAGAGGGGAGTGGTATTTATAGATGACTCTCCAGAGAATTTAAAAGCTCCTTCAAGTTTTAATCAGTTTACAGCTCTTGATCTCACACGTACACAGGAGATACAAGCTAGATACACATTAGCACAACAACTAAAGAATGAATGTTGGGAACTAGTAGGTCTTTCCAAACAAAGAATGGGATCTGTAGCTGCCAGTGAATCTGCAACAGGAGTAAACAATGCTGTCTCACAATCCTATTCACAAACAGAACCTCTATTCATTGCACATGAATATGTTTCCCTACAACTATATCAGGCCATCATTGATGCTGCCTTATATATAGAGAGTGCAAAACCACAGAGTACGCTTGCCTATGTAACATCTGAAGGAGAATCTGCATTTGTACAGGTGAATGGTTCTGATCTTAGATTTAGGGATTTAAAAGTGTTTCCAACAAATCGTCCAGAGGATACACAAGTATTTAATGAACTTCGTCAGCTTGCTCAACCTTTCATGCAGAATGGTGGAAGTCTATATGAGGTTACAGAACTCTATACAACAAAGAGTATTAGAGCAATGCAGAAGACCTTTAAAGAGCAGAGAGATAGACAGTTGGCTATGCAAGATCAACAGATGCAACAGAAACAACAAGAGTTGCAACAACAACAACAGCAGGCTCAGGCTCAAATGGAACAGGCTGCACAAGAACATCAGTCAGATCTTGCACATGAGGATTATCAGAAGGAACTTGATAGAATTAACAAAAAAGAGATTGCTCTTATTGCTGCTGAATCAAAAGGAGCTCTTGCAGATATTGATCAAAACCAAGTTCCTGATGTACTTGAAATTAGTAAACTTGCACATGAACAAAGTAAAGCTTCTAAAGATTATAGTCTCAAGATGGCAGATATAGCAAGTAAAAGTTCTCAGAGTATGCAAAAACTTCAAGTGGAGAGAGAAAAACTTCAAGTGACTCGTGAGAATATGCAAAATGATATACAGATAGCAAAAATTAATGCAAGTAATCGAGCTAACAAAACTAAAAAATAATCAATTTAATTAAAAAGGCAAATATTAAAGCTATATTATGTACAAAAGTTTATAAAATATGCTAAAATATGTTGTATTCTAATGATCTTTAATTTACTTTTACTCTATAACCACATAATAAACTACATATGGCAGATAATTTTGATAGTCCATCATTCAACTTTGGTATTGAAAATACTATGGAGATGGGAATGGGAAATGCAGAACTTTTAAGTGATCTTCTTGGATCTGAAACAGCAACATCTAATCCTGAGGATCTTGAACCAATTGTAAAAGAAGTAGAACCTGTTGCTCCTACTTCTAAAAAAGCTGCACCAAAGACAGTGATTCCCAAAGAACCAGAAGAAGAGGTTGTTGATCAAGATCTTATTGCAGGATTTTTAGAAGAATCTGAAGAGACTAAGACAGAACCTATTAAAGAAGAAAAGGTCAATGAAGAAGAAGAGGAGGATGATGACACTCCCACTTCTCAATTTAGTGCATTATCACGAGACTTATTAAGACTTGGGGTATTTACAAATGAAGAAGGTGTTGAAGATGTTGAGATCAAGACTCCTGAAGAATTTCTGGAAAGGTTTAAAACTGAAAAACAGAAAGGTGCAGGAGAAATTGTTAACAACTTCATTGGTCAATTTGGAGAAGATTATCAGAAAGCATTCAATGCCATATATGTGAATGGTGTGGATCCAAAAGAATATTTTGGAACATATAATAAAATAGTAAATTTTGCTGAACTTGATCTATCTGTTGAAGACAATCAAGTAGCTGTAATGAGACAAGCGTTAACTGATCAAGGGTTTGAACCTGAAGATGTTACAACAGAAGTTGACAGACTTAAGAATTATGGTGATCTTGAAACAGTAGCTGCAAAGCATCACAAAGTCTTGGTAAAACGAGAAGCAGTGAAACTTCAAGAACTAGAACAACAAGCAGGGCAAGAATTACAACAAAAAAATGCAATTAAAAATCAGTACATCCAGAATGTCAATACCATTCTTCAAGAGAAACTGAAAACTAAAGAGTTTGATGGTATCCCCATCAATCCCAAATTAGTAAATGAACTACAAGACTTCCTCCTGGTTGATAAATATAAGACAGCATCGGGTGAAACCTTAACAGATTTTGATCGTGCCATCTTAGAAATGAAAAGACCTGAGAACCATGCACAAAAAATAAAGGTTGCATTGCTTCTTAAGCTCCTTGAAAAAGATCCTACGTTATCCACTATTCAACAATCAGGCGTAACTAAGAAGTCTGATAAGTTGTTTACAGAGTTTGCAAGACAGACAACGAAAGAAAAACCTGTTCAAGGTAAAGCTAATTCATGGTTTCAATAATTAATTAAAAATTTTACACAATGCCTATTCAAACAATCCCAGGAGTAACTGGATTCACGTATGCTCGTATCGCTTCAATGGATAAGCGAGCTGTTGGTAAACTTACTGACACGAACCACCTGGAATCATTTCACAGCACAGAACCTGCTGACTATGACAAGAAGATCATCTCTTTGTACACTCAGAGTTCTTTGTACAGTAATGACTTCCTGGACATGATCAACAAAAGCACACCTTATTATATCGATAATAATAGTGATGCTTGGAAATGGCAAATTGCTGTTCCTTACAAATTTCCTAAAATCATTGACATTCCTCTGTCTACACAGAACACAATGGACAATGGTAAGGTAGGTATTGATGGACAGGAATTTTCATTAATCTTAGATACTAATGAGTTCTCTCAGAACGCTATTGTTGCTGTAGGTTCTCGTCAGTATGGCCCTCGTTTCTACGTTATTAAAGATCCAGTTCCTTGGAATGCAGGGTATCTTTATTCGTTCACACTTGTATCTGACAATCCTATCGTAGACTTTGTAACTTCCACATTCCTGAAAGTTGGTCTTGAGCTGGAACTTGTTGATGCAGCTATTGGTGAATTCGATCAGAACCTTTTAGGTCTTCCTCGTTTGGGTGAGCAGATCACTATGTTTGAATCTCTTGGTTCTGCATATGGATATGAGCACAAAATTACTGAGTGGGCTGATGATAGGACTATGAGAGATGCATCAGGAAAACCTCTTGATATCTTGGTTTATGCTCCTCAGCGCAGGAATCAACTTCCACTCACAAGGAACGATGTTAAATGGGAGCCATTTATTGAGTTCTGGATGCGTAAATCAATGCTTGAGTTGAAAGTTAAACGTATGATCTGGTCTAAACCAGGTACTGTTAAAACAGCTGGTAGCAAGCAAGAATTGAAACGTACATCTGCTGGTGTTTATCATCGTATGCGTTTCAATGGTAACTATACTCCTTACAATCGTGGTGAGTTTAGTGCTAACTTACTTCGTTCTGTATTTGGTGATCTCTTCTATAGAAGGGTGGATGTTAAAGATCGTAGGGTCAAAATGTACACCAATGAAGCTGGGTTTGATGTATTCCAACAGGCTTTGAAGAATGACGCTCTCAACAGTGGTCTGACATTCATGGCTGATTCTGGAAATCGTTACATGCAGGGAGAAGGCCAACACATCACATATAACTTTGCATTCGATGCAATGGTTACTCGTGAAACTGGTCGTATTGAACTGATCCACTTGAAAGAACTTGATCTGCCACAAACCAATCTTGAGTTTGGTCAGAATAAGAAAAGTACTCCTGTCTTTATGGTATTTGATGTATCTCCTATGAGCGATGGTTCAATGGTGAATAACATCAGAGAAGTAAGACTCAAAGGTGCTCCTTCTATGACTTGGGGTTATATCGATGGTACTCGTCACCACTTAGGTTTTGCTAAATCTCAGGGTATGAGTTCTGCTAACAAATTCCCAGGATACGAGATCTGGATGAAAGACCGTTGTGATGTATTCATTGAAGATTTGTCTCGTACAGTCTTGATTGAAGAAGTACCACAGTTCTAGGATTCTTTTTTGGTTCATATATTTGTGATTTTCTTGAAGAGACTCCCTTAGATTGCTAAGGGAACTCTTCTTGAAAAATAGGGATGATAAGGTAAAAGCTTAGAGGAGTTCGTTCTCCACATCTCACTGGTTAAACCAACATAATAAAACTACGTATGGGCAAGATTGGCAAGATTTCAGTAATCAAAAGAGATTACAACAACTCTCAGTTACAAACTATGCAAGGTGGACTTGCAGCTAGAGGTATGACAAGAGTTCCTGGAACAGGAGTTTTTAAATTTCCTTATAAGGAACTAGATGGTAAGTATAGGACAGGATTAGATGTGGATGCTGCTTACATCAGACGAATTGGGGATCCTTTAGAAAAGGAACTTGAAATAGAACGTGTAAAAGCATTACGTGCAAGACTTGAAGAAGCTCTTGGAGATATTGATCTAGGTCCTCGTTCAACTTTCTGGAACTATGGATTATCAACTTCTACTGAAGACCAACAACATGTACAACTTGTTAAACTAATAGATGGTGATAATATATTTGATCTCTCTGTTCCTTTTCAAGAATTAGCTTTTTCATGGCTTAGGGTACATCCTACTATTGCTTCAAGTCTTCAAGCGTATGAACGTGGTGAATATCCTGCAGATACACAATATTATGTAGCTGATGACGAGATTGAAACTGCTATTATATACAAGAAGAAACAACTGGTTAATAAGGCTATTGCAAAATTCGATGGACTTAGTAATGAGAAGAAACGTAAGGTGGCAAGATTACTGGGACTACCAGTTACAGAAGATTCAAAAGAAGACTCTGTATACAATCTGGTAGATAATGTGCTTAAACAAACAGAATTCAAAACTGGTAAATACCAGGGACTCTCTCCAATTGAAGTGTTCTCTAGGTTTGCTGATATGAAAGATGACTTGCTCCATATAAAAGATCTTGTTAAACAAGCTGTATCACATTCTATCTATAGGATCAAACCAAATGGTAAAGTGTATGAAGGGGAGTTTGAAATATCAAAAGATGAAGATGATCTTGTAAGATTTCTCATAGATGAAGATCATCAAGATGAGTTAATAATTTTAGAAGGTAAGTTAAAAACTAAGAAAATAGCTGCAGTATGATACAAGTAGATAGTTTATTATATAAGATTGACCAGAAACTAAATAAGCTATCTACTAATGAGCATCAGCAGATTCAACTTGAGGATAAAATATTAGCTCTTAACGAAGCTCAACTCAAATTGATCAAACAGAAGATGGATGGCACACCAACAGCTTCTGGTCTTGGAATGGACTCTTTTAAAAAAAGATATGAAGACTTACAAAATTTAATAGAATTGTATGAAAATCATCCACTTTTATTAACTTTGGACAATCCTGAACTACACAAGTGGACAACATCAATTGTAAACATCTTTCCACCCTACATGTTCTATGTAGACAGTTACTTATTGGCTGATAAAGGTAGATGTAAGAATAGAAGAATATGGATAAACAGGGATCTGGCTGGTCATGGAGATCTTCAGTTTTTACTGAACAATGATCATTACAAACCTTCCTTTGAATATCAAGAGACTTTCAACTTTATTTCTTCTAATGAACTTGCAATATTTACAGATGGAACCTTCATACCAACTGCCTTATACTTATCGTATGTTCGATATCCTGTATACATAGATAAAGTAGGGTATGTTAAATTTGATGGCACTCCTTCTACAAATCAAGACTGTGAACTAAAAAACTACTTAGAAGATGAACTTCTGGATTTGACAGTACAAAATCTGGCAATGTATACAGAAAATGCTTCAGCAGTTCAAAGTGCTCAGTTCAGGATACAAACAAATGAATAATGTTCTTTTCTTTTTTTATAAATTTAAAAATTACGCAAAATGTCTGATTTTTCAAAGACTACTCTGTTCGTAGTGCCAGTGGGGAACACCCTCCCTAGCTCTGACTCTACACAAGATCTCCTTGCTGGTCAAGTGGGGATCTTTCTTAACACCTATGCTGTAGCAACTACAATGAATATTGCTGCTGCTCCTTATTTCTACATTGCTCAAGGTCGTGTAAACACGTATCTGCAAGGTAGTAAACGCTCTGACAAAATCAAAGGCTGTGCCACAACTGGTTGCAAAACCAATGTAGTTGAATGGTACAAAGTCTCTGGTTGTCCTACTCCTATTAATCAGATTACTGATGTAACTGATTGGAATGTTAAATGTGGTGATGTGGTCACTCTTACAATTCGTGGATTCTCTAGTTACTTGGAGACATTGTATTTCAATGGTTTTACACGTTCAGTAACTGTTCAGGCTCCTTGCTGTGATTGTGATGGTAACCCATGTATCAATGTTGATGAGAGTGATCTTATTGATGCTTTGATTCTTAAGTTGAATGCTGCTGCTCCTGACTTCTTAGGTGGAGATACCACTGGTACAAACCCAGACAACATTCGTTTGAGCCAGTTCTACACATTCACAAATGTAGGAGGAACTATTCTTCGTATCGAAGGGAAACCTTTAACTAAGTATGGCCAACCTTGTGATGTCGCTGCTTTTCCTTGGGAATATGATAAGTTGAGATTCAGAACATTTGTATATTCTGGTCCTGCAACTACAGCTGACTTCATTGTTGATGACAACTGCAACATCGTTGCTGAGGCAACTATCACCCAGCAGTCATCTTATGCCACTGGTACTTCTGCAGAAATTGCTCAACTTGAGAAGAACTTCTACAGTTATCAAGCTGGTTACCTGAAACATCTGTACAGGATTGCTGGTTATAATCCTAACTTTGAAAGTTGGGTTGCTGCCAATTCAGCTTATGATACATACTATATTAAGTTCAAAGATATGGATGTATCTGCTGAAACCTGGGGTGACTATATCATCGAAGACAGCACAGTGATTATTGCTGCTATTTCAGGAAGTGCAGCTGCTACCGCTATTGAACTTGTATTAGAAGCTGCCCTTGGTACTGTTCTTGATGACAGTCTTTGTATTACAACTTCTACTACGACTACTGGAAGAGCCTAGTATAAGAGTCTAAATATAAACCTATGCCAGAGGAAAAGAGGATAAACTCAAGATCCTCTGGCATATTTATTTTAAATAATATGACAACTCTTAAATTAGATATACTTGTAGTTCCTACATATAACACTAAGACTTTAGGAATAGCTGATGCTTCAGTATATCCTACAGATCCTCCTGTTGTAAGTGCTCCTACTATTGAGATAACAGTTCCTGGATTTAATTCTGTAGTTCTTCCATTTGTTCCTCAGGATTTTAATGTATATACATCCAGTACATTAGAACTAACCTCTCCACTAGATCCTTACTTACCTCTTCCTGATGGTGTTTATTTCATAAAATACTCAGTTGCTCCTGCATATGAGAATTATGTAGAAAGATCTATTATGAGAGTTGAACAATTACAGGAGAAGTTTGATAATGCATTTATGAAGCTTGATATGATGGAATGTGACAGGGCAATTAAGATGCAATCAAAGGTTGATCTCACTACAATCTATTTCTTCATTTCTGGGGCTATAGCAGCAGCAAATAACTGTGCAATTGTTGAAGCTAACAAATTGTATGCTCAGGCAAATAAGATGCTAGATCAGTTCATAAATAACAATTGTGGATGCTCTGGTAATAATTATCTTGTTAACTTTCATTAGTCATGGCAACTTGTAAAATATGTAATATACGTGTGGGCTGTGGATGCCAATTAGTAAATGGTATGTGTTCTGCTTGTAATGCAGCAGCACAACAAAACAATAAATAATCATGCTAACTCCAAGGCTTACAAATTGTATAGAGTGTGATAGTATTCCTACTCTATTGGAAGAGATTAGTTGTACTATAACTAGTATGGCAAAGAGATTATATAACAATACAATCTTTATGCTTAATCTACAAATAGATAGCACTGGTATGTTTGATCTTTTGAACTACCAAAGAATTTTAATATATAAATATTGTAATCCTGAGTATGCTGGAGAGTTTACAATTCCCATGATTGCCAGTAAAGTAAGACGATATACATCAGGATCTACACATACAGTAACAACATTTCCTAACACTACAACAACATCTACATCTACATCAACAAGTACTAGTACATCTACCAGCACAAGTACAAGTACATCAACAAGTACAAGTACAACAACAAGCACTTCTACATCTACTAGTACATCTACATCAACTAGTACTTCTACATCTACAAGCACATCTACAAGTACTAGTACATCTACAAGTACGAGTACATCATCAACCTCTACAAGTAGTTCGACATCAACTAGTACTTCTACTAGTACAAGCACTAGTACTTCAACATCAACAAGTAGTTCAACAAGTAGTTCAACAAGCACTTCTACATCTAGTACAAGTACATCAACGTCTACAAGTACTTCTACTTCTACATCTAGTACAAGTACATCAACTACTAGTAGTACTTCTACCACTACTACTAGCACTACCACTACACTTCTAATTACTGAATTTGGATTGTATAATGCTTATGCTCTGCCTACAATCGCTAATACAGATTGGCATGTTCCTACTCATTTAGAATATGATGCATTATGTACAGCTGTGGGTGGAGCTGCTACAGCTGCTATACAATTAAAAGAATCAGGTACTATTTATTGGAATACTAATAACGGTCTAAATACTTACGGATTTAATGGTAGAGGAACAGGCTATCGTAATAGCACTCCTGAATTTGCAAATATTAAACAAATAGGTATACTTTGGTGTTCTGATCCAAATGGACCAAGTCAATATGCGATGAGTTACGATGATTTTAATCCAGAGGTAACTACTACTGGAGGGGCATCATATGATACTGGTTTAGGTATACGTTTAGTAAAAGATTCTACAATATTAAATCCAGGAGAAACAAGTACATATGTAGGTAACGATGGTCAAGTTTATGCTACAATTTGTATTGGTACACAAGAATGGTTATCCCAAGAATTAAAAGAAACAGAATTGATAGATCATACTCCAATTCCATTAGTTCAGGATGGACCTACTTGGATTACAATGACTACTCCAGCAAGATGTTATTATGCTACATAATTTAAAACTGATATAAAAATGAGCTGTCAAAATTGTTTTAATGGATGTGCTGAGATAGTCTCAGACAGATGTGTTAGATATACAGGGATTGATATCCCTTCCTTAGGAATAAGTACAGGAGATCCTCTTTCTAGTATTGAGCAATCTCTTTCTACATTTTTGATAAGTGCCCTCAATGGAACAGGCATACATCCTGTAATCGATCCAGATATAATTTGCAATCTGGTTGGAGGATACCTTCCAGTTTGTGAAGATCCCACAATTGTAGATTTTATAAATGCACTAATTAAAGCTACATGTGATCTACAGGAACAAGTTATAGTACTTGATGAAGCAGTTGCTACAATTGAAGCAGATTATACTCTTCCAGTAAATTGTTTGGCAGCAGTCATTCCTTCTTCAGGCACACATGACATTCTTCAAGCAGTAATTGTAAAACTTTGTGCAACAAGTGCTACATTGACAGCTCTTTCGTTAAGTCTCTCTACAAATTATTCAAGTAATGGTGCTGAACTGGATGCATATATTGCTAACTATTTAGCTACTCATGGAGCTAGTACAACATTGATGAGTAATAAAATGATTCCTAATGTAGCATATCCTTATTTTGGAAATATTACAAATTTCAATGCAAATGGTGAAGGAACAGGAGATTGGATAAAAGTTTATCTCTGCAATGGTTATCTTGGTAAGACTCCTGATATGAGAGGAAGAGTTCCTGTATCTGCAACATATACTAGTATTGGTACACCAATTACAGATCCTGTTGTTCTTCCTGGAGGATTTAATCCTAATTATATAGTAGGAGGACCATTGTATGGTGTTAATTCTATAATTATTGATGCCACTACAGTTCCAAATCATACACATACAGCTACAGCCACAGCTTCACAAGCTTCTCACTCTCATTATGAATTTGCTACTAATGCTTATGGTGGTACAAATGCAAAAGCTACACCTAGTACATATGTAACTGTTTCTAAAGGTTGGAATGGTCCTACATCATATGAATTAGAAGGCAATATTACAACTGCTAGTATAGGAAAAACTAATACTGAAATTCCTGCAATCACTGTAAATAGCATAACTATTGCTCCTACAATTAATGGTGGAAATGCTCATTCAAATATTCAACCTAGTATTGCTTCTTACTACATTATGTATATTCCGTAAATTATGAAATACAATATAATAGGTGCTTTTGCTGTCCCCACTGAGGCATGTGGATGTAATGATCCATGTAGTACTCATTGTATTATATCTGATAATGTAACATATGTTGGACCAAATCTTTCATGTACAGATATACGAAATAATAGTAATCTAACTTTGGCTCTTGAGAAAATAGATGCTAAAATATGTGAACTATTTGATATGTATCATAGTCTCACTTGCACACTTGAAGGAAGTGTTTCAGAAATACCAAGTACATCTACAAGTACAAGTACATCAACCAGTACTTCTACATCTACAAGTACATCAACCAGTACTTCTACATCAACTAGTTCTACAACAACCAGTACTACAACACCTATACCAGTGTGTGGGATAGAGGGTAATGCAAATGAACTCTAAATTAATATAGTTAACATTATTAAAAAATAACAAAATGGATATAAATGTAAGATTAACAGCTACTGGTGTAGATACAGGACCTACCTTTGAAGTAAAATATTGGGATACTGACACTTCTACTTTTACAGTACTTGCTCCTGCTCAAAGTAAAGCATCATTAATTGCTATAGCTGGAGTAGATTACCCTGCAATTCCTACCACTGCAACGTTTGTTAGAATAACTTCCATAGGAGTTTGTACAACTCTTATAGATTTACCTATAAATAGTACTACAACCAGTACCAGTACATCAACTAGTACAAGTACATCAACCAGTACTTCTACATCAACGAGTACAAGTACATCAACCAGTACAAGTACTTCTACGTCAACAAGTACTTCCACTAGTACAAGTACTTCTACGTCAACAAGTACTAGTACTTCCACATCAACAAGTACTAGTACTTCCACATCAACAAGTACTAGTACTTCCACTAGTACAAGTACCTCTACTAGTACATCAACGTCTACTAGTACAACAACAAGTACAACTACGACTGCTTTACCTAATGAAGTAGCGTTATATCTTAACTCTTTCACTATTGGAAATCCATTAACTGATAGAGCTAATTATAATTTTGATGTTAAGAATGGTACTGCTAGTAATGAGAATATTAAAGTTAGAGTTTCTAATGTTACCTTAGGATCAGGAACGACTCTTATAAATTTAGTTCCTTCTGTTTCTACTGCAGGAACTGTACAAAACTATACAGGTATAACATCTACATTTGGTGTAACAAATATACCTGGAAATACTTTTCTTGTTGAATTTAGTATAGATGGTGGTGTTACATGGGGTGGGATAGTATACTTATCAGCAGCCTCTACGTTTGATTATCCAGTTTAAAACGTCTTGGTTTGTTGGTTTCCAAGATGTCTCCCCCAGGTGTAAGCTTGGGGGAGTTCTTCTTTCTAATCAATCTGATTATAATAAGTTGTTGTAAATAACCAATTTGATTAATACACTATTGATAAAGTCTTTATAAAAATATATCTTTACTGCAAATTGATCTAAAATTTTTAGTTTAATTAAACTGGTAAGATGAAAAAACCTTACGAGAGAGAAAAGAATGCTATTTGTGGCATATATGAAATCTACAACATTATAGATGGTAAAGTATATATTGGACAAGCTGTAGATATATTTAAAAGAAAAGTTTCTCATTTTAAAATGTTAGAAGAAGATTGTCATTATAATAAACATTTACAAAGAGCATTTAATAAATATGGTAAGGAATGTTTTAAATTTCAGATACTTGAAGAATGTGAAGAAGTTGAGTTAAATAGTAGAGAAGTTTATAATATAGAAATATTTGATAGTTTTTATACTGGATATAATCAGACTTTGGGCGGAGATGGACTAGTTGGTAGAAAATGGAATAGTAATCAACACGATACTATGTCTATAAAAATGAAGGGTAATAGTTATGGAATAGGAAATAAATCTCATATAGGATTAACTCATCCTCAAGAAATAAAAGATAAAATAAGTAGTTCTCTTTTAGGTAGAAAAAGAGGTAAATATAAAACAAAAAAAAATGACAGGTAGAGAACTTGTAAGTAGTGTAAGATCAATGCACAAGTTGATCTCCACCGACACATTAATAACAGATCGGGCAATTTTTGCAGAATGTAAACAAAATGCAATGTTATTAATAAAACGAGAGTTAGATAAAAGAAAACTCTGGGCCACTGATACAGTGTTTACCACTCTACCTTGCTTAGAGATGTGTGAAGTCTCTATTTCTGAATGTTGTGATTATGTAGATCCCTGTTCCATAGCACGTAGCAAATACAAACTACCACGTATATCTGAAGGAAACTATCAATATGTCATTCAAGGTGTATATTCTATAAATGCAATGAGTGGTCAAGGAAAGAAGGTTAAAGAAATCACTATTAATAGATATGCCAATCTTCTAAAACTTCCTATCATCAAGAAGGAAGAATACTTCTGGGTTAGTAATGACTATCTATATATTACTAATCCAATGATACAAGCTGTAAGAATTGCAGCTTTATTTGAGGAAGATATTCCAAGTGAACTTAGGTATCCTGAATGTGGATGTGGAATTCCTAGTGTTTCAGATGAGGATTGGTGTAAAAATCCTTTAGATAGAGAATCATTTGTTCCTGGATATCTAGAGAAGCAAGTACTAGAACTTACTTCACAAAAATTACTTAGCACATATTTTAGAATTAAGTCAGATCTTACTCAGGATAACATTGATGGTCAGGCCCCCAATACACCAAATTTAAAATAAGTGAGAACTAAGGTTGGTTGGCGAAGTGGAAGTAGAGATAATTACATTAATTTCTGTAAGAATAATATATTCATAAGACTTACATATGATGAATGGAGAAATATTGTTTATACATTTAATGAATCATTTAGAGAATACATATTAGAGACAGGAGACAAAGCTAAACTTCCTTTTGGAATTGGTGAGTTTTCTATTAATAAAAAGAAAAGAAAAAAAATAGTTACTCACGATGGAAAAGAGAAGCTTAATCTTCCTGTCGATTGGCAAAAAACAAAAGCAAAAGGTAAACTTATATACAATTTCAACTACCATACAGAGGGATTTTTCTTTGGATGGATGTGGTTTAGACAAACTGCAAGATTTAAACATGCTAATTTCTGGTATTTTAAAGCTTGTAGAAATACTTCCAGACTTTTGTCGCACTATTTAAAAACTAATGATCAGTATCAGCATCTATATAATGAATGGAAACATTAAGCTATGTCATACTACTATCGCTACGAATTTATAACACCAGAGATTGTTTATTCAACTGTTAAAGAAGAGTTAAAAAGCTACTTCGATTCGGGAGCAGTAGATGATCTTATGTTTCCTACCTACTTAGATAAGTGCTTGAGGAAACTTGGTAGATCCTCCTATGTAATATCTGAAGGAGCTTTATGCATTGAAGACTTTGAAGCTAGACTTCCAGATAATTTTCATGCTGTAAGAGAAGCTTGGGCATGTACTGAAGAACAAGGTAGACCTTACCAAACACCAAATTCTTTTTATTCACAAACTTTCTCTACTACTATTCAGGTATCTCCATTAACAATAGGTGGTAAACCTTGCAATAGTCATCGTTGCCCAGATCCTAATTGTGTAGAGTGTATGCCAGAGATAATACAAGCTGTATACAAGACAAATCACTCAATCCCAAGATCTTATAGAAGACAGTATTTACTTAAACCAGGAAATCTCTCTGCAAGAAAACATTGTGATGTAGATTATAATAATGCTTGGCAGTTTTATCAACCAGCTCCTGTTATTAATGAGTTTACTCCTGGAGGTGCTGCTCGTGATTCATTTGATGTTAGAGATAATAAGTTTGTCACAAATTTCAGATCTGGAATAGTTCATCTTGTATTCTATGCAACAGAATATGATCAGGTAGGTAATCAAATGATTCCAGACAACTATCGTGTTAGAGAATATGTAGAAGCATTCATTAAATACAAAGTATTTGAGACTCTTACAAATCAAATAAATGATGAAACCTTTCAACAACTACAACAGAAGTTAGTTTATTACAAACAACTTTCTGATGAAGCTTTCATCATGGCCATGATTGAGATTAAGAAGCAAGATGTATATGCAAAGCAAAGAAGGATCAGACAAGATCTAAATCGTTTCAATATGTATGAACTACCAAATCGTACTAACAGATATGGTAGAAGACGTAATTAATTAAGACAAATGGCTGAACAGGAACAAGGTAATATAAAACAAGAGTATAATAATGCTACAGTTGGTCTTAACATGGACCAAACTCCTAATCAAATTAAGAAAGGGAGTCTCACATATGCGTTAAATGCTGCTGTTGAAAATTTTGATGCTAACGCTGTTAACTATCAAAATGAAGAAGGTAATGAATTTTGTCTTTCATTTCCTAAAGATCTTGTATTAATTGGTGAACATTTTATTCAAGAGAAAGACAAGCATATTTTCTTTTTAACTAATCCCTATACAGGAGCTAGTCAGATTGGATATATGGATCATAATGATTGTGGCTATCATGTTTTAGTAAATGCACCATGTCTCAATTTTAATATTAACTATCCTATTCAAAAGTGTGTTCACAAGATTACAAATTGTGGTACAGAGATATATTGGACAGATGCACTTAATCCTAGAAGATATCTGGACATTGATGATATTCCTAAAATACTAAAATCAGGAAGTCCTTTTTGTAATCCTGAATTTACAGATGATGTAGATTGTAATCAATTGAAGATTCAACCTAATTTCTCTATTCCTTCACTTTTAGTTTCTAATATTGTGTCTGGTGGTAATCTAATCTCTGGAACATATCAATTTGCTATACAATATTGTGATGGTCAGAGTAATCCATATACATCATACTATTCAATTACAAATCCTACACCTATTGTAGACATTCATATTACTTCCGTAAATTTTAACTATCCTGTTGGAAAGTCTATTATAATTGATGTAACTAATCTAGATGGTACAGGACAATTTCAATACTTTAATCTTGCTGTTCTTAAAACTATTAATGGGATTACTTCTGTAGAACTAGTTGGTACATATTATATTGATGCCATCTCACAACAAATTACCTACACAGGACAAGATGTTAGTACTATCAAGTTAGCAATCAATGATATCTTTGAAAAGTATCCATATTATGATATTGCTGGAGATGTAACTACTGCTCAAGATATTCTTATTTGGGATGACCTTATTTCTATCGACAGGATCAACTATCAACAAATTGCAAGTCAGATTACTCTACAATGGGAAACATGGAGAATCCCAGCTACAGAAAGTTATGCTAATGAAGAAAATGCTACAAATCTTAGAGGATATCTTAGAGATGAAATCTATCCTTTTGAAATAGTCTTTTTACTTAAGAATGGAAAACAGACAGATGGATTTCATATTCCTGGAAGAATCAAAGGTCTTAATGAAATGCTACCTGATGTTCCTGATACAAATTCTGATTTTATTGGAAATCCTGATTATATTAGTGGAGGAGTAGGATATTCTCCATATTGGAAAATATATAATACAGCATCTACTATAGGTTATTCACCAACTTATACAAATTCTGCTAGTTATAAAGGACCCTATCAAACTGGTGAATTTGCATATTGGGAATCAACAGAAGAATATCCTTGTAATATAGAATTATGGGGAGATCTTGCTGGTCAAAAGATTAGACATCATAAATTTCCTGATGTACTTGTTAGTCCTATTTTTGAGACAAAAACATTCGTATCTGCTAGTACTATGACTATGGGAAATGATGCAATGTTTCCCATTGGTGTACATGTTGACGCTACTCAAATTATCAGACTCATCCAAATGTCATCCTTAACAGATGATCAGAAGGATCAGATTGTAGAGTTTAAAATTGTAAGAGGGGATAGAGGAACCAATAAATCTATTGTAGCAAAAGGTATTTTAAGAAATGTTGGAGAATATGAAAGAGATCAACAGAAGTATTATTATCCTAACTATCCATACAATGATCTTAGAGAAGATCCTTTCTTGACAAAGACAAACAATGCATATACTCAACTCTGCAATGTATACAATGTACAACCTACACTACTTGTAACAGATCCTTTAGGTGGTCCTAACTATTTGGATTATCAATACATGGATTGTAATACAAACATCCAAGGTGTAAAACGACTTACATCTATTGATACTATTGAAATTTGTTCAACATCTGCTCCTGTTATATTAAGTCCAGCTACTGGTATAGTAGGACTTGCTAATTATGATATATGGAGAATTAATAATAGTAGTGTTTTTGGAAATGTTACTGTAGGATGGGAAGATCCTATTATAGGATACACAACATATGAACTTTGTTCTACTGGAATAGGATGTAATAAGAATTTAACAATTAATGTTGTTAGAGGTACTTATCCTCAACGGGTAGCAGGAGCAGCAACTTTTGATTCTTCATTTATTAGTGCAGTTAATTCTTCTATTAATTGTGGAACAGCTTCTCAACAGCCTGCAGTATCTGATAAACTTAGACAAATTTTTAATTCTCCAGAGACTTCCTTTGGACAACCTTTTCTAGGAGATATTCTTAAATTAGAAAGTGTTATATATGGATCTGGTAGAGCTCACTTTACAGAGGTTAAAGATAATGCTAGATATAGACTTATCACAGAAGATGCTCAAAGAAAAGCTCTTGATAGTTCTAATACCATAGGTAATCTAACAAGTCCATTTGATGGTACTGCTATGTTTACTACTTATCAAGCATATCTTCAGATATATATCAATGGTATTACCAGACGAAACTTTGCATATTCATTTAATTCAATAGCTGATTATAATTACAATTCAAGTATTCAAAATAATATTGGAGTAAAACAAAGAACTCTTGATATAGCAAGATACTTAATCCCAGGAGTGCAGAATGTAGGAGATATTCATGATATTAATAATTACAATCGTGAAAGTTCTATATTCTTAAAAACAGTAAAGGATACTCCTTTTCCAAGTGATAGTCCTAGTATTAATTCCTCAGGAATTCCTATAGTTACAGACTATTCCAGATTTACTATATCTGAAATAGGTAAATGTAGTATTCCAGGAAATGATACAGATATTAATGTCATCTCCTATTATGCTTCTATCAAGAATCAGATAGTTAATCAATGGGGACAGATCTATTCATATAACACTATTGATACAGGGTTTCAAAAACTCTTAGCTAATTCAGGAGGAGGTACAGTATTTGGTGGTGATACATTTATTGGAAGATTTACATTTAAAACTAAACTTCCATTCTTTATTGGCAATAGAGTTAATGCAGCTGATGATAGTGATATATTTTATGATGAGATTGGTAATATTGCCTATCCAAAATATTGGCACTCAGCTAGGTCTATTCAAAAGGATTATATGTCAAATGGTGGACTATTATCAAATATCATTTCATACAAAGCTCACAATTTTGATTGCCCTAATAATCTTATAGCTCAACCTATAACTAGTACATCTACCAGTACAAGTTCTACAACAAGTACTACATCTACAATATTATCAGGAGAAACTACAAACAGTAATACATTGATGTACTACGATGGATATTTCTATATGTTTGCATATGGTATTCCAAGTTTCTATTGTGAGAGTTCTTATAATCTTGATCTTCGTCAGGCATTCAATAATAGAGAAGGTGAATTCTGGCCACATGTAAGTTCTGGTATTCCTGATAATTGGGTACAAGAAACATTTGTTCCAATTGTTCAGGATAATACATATTACTATAATACTACTTTCTCCAAACAAAATAAAGAGAATATATTTACACATCTTCCTGTAGATTGGAACCAACCTTGTCATACATATTATCCATTTAGAGCTGTCTATTCTGATCATCAGGAAGGAAACGCTGATTTGAAAGTTAATGCCTGGTTGTCTTACAGAGCTACTTCTTTATATGACTTTCCACAAAACTTTGGAAAACTTACATCTTTAGATGGAATACAGAATAGAGCTATTCTGGCAAGATTTGAAAACAAGACATTATTATATGATAACTTGTTAACAATCGATACTAGTAATCCACAAGCTGCATATGTAGGAAATCCAAGATTATTTGAGAATCCTCCTATTGATTTTGCTGAAACAGACCTTGGATATATTGGAGCTCAACATAAAATGTTATTAAAGATTCCACAGGGACAGATAACATTAGATGCTAAGAGAGGTCAGATCTTTTTAATTGCTGGTAGAGAAGCTGTAGATCTTGCTGGATTTGGATCAGGAATGAATAGATTCTTTACAGACCACCTAGCGTTTGAAATCCTAAGGTATTATCCAGAAGTGGATGTTGACAACAACTTTACTGGTGTAGGTCTTCATGGGGTCTACGATTCAAAATATGACAGGGTTATTATTACTAAGTTAGATTATATTCCCCATCCTGAATATGCCAGTAGTATTAAGTATAATGCTATAACACGTATTTTCTATTTGGAGGAAAATGTTATAAATTTTGTAAGAAAGACTCCTGTAGAATTAACAGATGGTACATATTTCTGTAATAAGAGTTGGACACTTTCATATAATATGAATACTAAGAGTTGGATCTCATTTCACTCTTATATTCCTAATTGGTATATAGCTGAGAATAATTTCTTCTATTCTGGTCTTAATAATTGTTGTGATGATTTTGAATTTGAATTCATTACAGGAATTCCTGTTCCTAATACCACTACAACAACGACAACAACAACGAGTACTTCTACTACCACTTCTACTTCTACGTCTACATCTACTTCTACTACCACATCTACTAGTACTAGTACAACAAGTAGTACTACTACCACAACTACAACTATATATTGTAATGTAGAAGCATCTAAAGAGTTTCAGAAGGATGATTGTATTCCACCAGAAATTGGTAGTCTATATACTTATACCATTCCACCATGTATATATACATCAATTACTTCTCAGGCAGATGCAGATGCTCTAGCTTGGATAGATATTGCTACAAATGGTCAGAGTCGTGCAAATTCTTTTGGATACTGTTATACTACTACTACTACTACTACAAGTACTTCAACTAGTACATCTACCTCAACATCAACTAGTACAAGTACCTCAACATCAACAAGTACCTCAACATCAACAAGTACCTCAACATCAACTAGTACATCTACCTCAACATCAACTAGTACAAGTACCTCAACATCAACAAGTACCTCAACATCAACAAGTACCTCAACATCAACAAGTACCTCAACATCAACAAGTACCTCAACATCAACTAGTACATCTACCTCAACATCAACCAGTACAAGTACCTCAACATCAACCAGTACAAGTACTACAACATCTATACCAATGTGTGAAATAATTGGTGTAGCAGATGAGATCTAAATTAATATGATATGTCAAAGACGATAATTATAAAGCTTACAAAAGCAAGTACTAAAGTTGGTCCTTTCACAATAAATGATGAATGGGGAATTATCATAGCTACTGATGTATCTATACACACTCTTATTCAAGGTATAAGTTATGAGGTAAACGATAATGTTGAATTAATTACATTAACTTCTACAGGAGATTGTAAGACAGTAAAAACAATGAGTATTACTACAATATCTCCTTTAGAAATGGTTAACACACCATTTGTATCAACTAGAACAGCTTGTCTGTGGAGGCATTTAGTTAGTAACTCTTTTAATTCTTATTATGGTGTCATTGCTCCTTATATCATTGAATATCCTATCTCCACTTTACCCAATACAGAGATCCTTCAGAACATCAAAAGTTATGATAAAGTATGGAAATATATACCTGATACGACAGGGGTATTTTCTTATACCAGCAAGGTTCTCATTGATAATCAATACTTTAATAAATTAATAATTTATAATAGTCAACAATGTACAGGACTATTAGAATTGGTTCCCAAACCAAAAAATAACTTGCAGGCGTACAATGCATATCCTATCTATAAAGCTAATAGCAAGGTTATTATATACACAAAAAGCGATGATTTCTATCAACTGAATAATTTTGTAGATGCAGTAAAAGACAGAAGTGTTCCAATTGCCATAACCAGTTGTGAGAGCCTTTCCTACGATGGAATATTAAACCAGGCAAATATGCAATATGGAAACAGAAGTTTTGTAAAAAGTCCTCTTAGAGCGAAAGATTGTAAAATAAGATGGACTCTTGACAACGATAGTTCGATTCACATTGTATCTCAACTTATTATAACTTCAAGTCAAATTAGTTATAAATAAATTAGATAATTATAAGAAAAAAACGTATATTTATAGATTTAAATTTATAAATATATGAAAACAAGGATCGCTTATGTAGAAGGTAGTAAAATTGGGGAATGTTTATTTATTAAGGACATAGAACCTCAAATTTATTTTAGTAAGAGTAAAGAAAGATATTTATATAGAAGACAGGGATTGTTTAAATGTGTATGTGGAAAAGAGTTTAAGGCAGTTATATGTAGTTTAAAGAATAGAAATACTAAATCTTGTGGATGCTACATGCGATGGAAAACAGGGCAACAAGGACTTAAGAATACAACACATGGTTTACATAAACATCCCTTGTATTATATCTGGTGTGCAATGTTGCACAGATGTAATAATGTAAAAAATAAACATTATAAAGATTATGGAGAACGAGGAATCAAATTGTGTGAAAGATGGTGTGATATTAATAATTTTATTGAAGATATGTATTTAACATACAGTCCAGGGCTAGAAATAGATAGAATAGATAATGCTGGAAATTATGAACTATCTAATTGTAGATGGATAACAAGAAAAGAAAATTGTAACAATAGAAGAAGTAATCGAATAATCGAATATAAAGGAGTAATAAAAAATATGAAACAGTGGTCAGAATCTTTAAATATTCCATACAATATATTAATGTATAGATTAAATAATTGGGGTGTTGAAAAGACATTCACTTCTCAAATATCATACAAATGAAAGGTTGGTTAGATGCTTATGAAGAGTCTCCAAAGATTCTTCAAGAGAGTTACAATAATATTGGGGTAGCCAATAGTACTATTGGATTAAACACTAACGAAAGTCCTGCAATAATAAATAATTTAAACAAGTGGCTTACAACAACTCCACAAGGTCAAGAATATTTTGCAATGCACGATGCTGGTTTAAATCCTAAAAAACAATCAATAAAACAAACACTTGACGATTTAGATGTTTCTGATTACACCAAATCTGAAATGGTTAAAAGAGTTACTGCTAATAAAACTAACATAACTGACTCTACTAAGTTATTAAAATTAATAAACTTAAATCAGTTAGGAGGTAACCCAAATTATGAAAATATAGATAAAGAATGGGTTCATGAATCCCCAATAGCAATGGCAGATAAATCTTCAAAAAAGATTGGTGCAGAGAGAGGGCTTACCCCTATTGAAATACGTAAGTTAAGGGATCAGAAGTTTAAAGAAATACAGAACTCTTCCTATGGAAAAAAATTTAGAACACAAGGTGTATCTAATAGAGAATATTTTAACCCAATGCTTAATGAAATAGGTTTACATGAACAAGATAGTAAAAGGGGGGCTGGGTTAAATAAGATTCCTCCAGATATAAGTGAGTATAGCCATGCTTATAGAAATAAACAAGAAGGTTCTGAGATTATTTCTGGGATATCTAGTTGGATTAAACATCCATATTTTACAGCCAAAGGACAACAGGAAACATATAACATCCCTGGACAAATGGAGTATGACACACACAAAGCTGTTGCTCCAATTCTTAATGATTATTTTCAAGGGAATATACCAATAGATAAAATAAAATTAGCAATAGATTCAAAAAGAAAAGAATTAAGTAAACTTAATTCTGGTGGTAAGATGCATGAGCATCAACCAAACTTCAATAACTCCTCTGTGTCTATTCCTAAGGATTTTGTAGGACAAGGATACAATACAAAGGGTAGGAATTGGTCTCCTGCATGGGGGGGCCAGTTTGAAAATGGTGGTAGTATGCCTCAAGATAGTATTAAAGAATCTATCTTTAATAAATATCCTGCATTAAAGAATTTAGGAGATGTTACAATAAAACCAGATACTACATTTACAAGAGAAAAAACTGGTGTAGGAGATATTGAATACTTTTCTCCAGAACAAGATTCAATTAGATATGATAATTATACTGTAGGACATCCTAAACTAGGTACTCATGGTATTATATATAATCCAAAAGATAATAATGAACAGAGTATCATGTTAGATATGCTTCATGGAATGAAAAATTCTGATTCTACTTATTCTAAATTACGAGAAAATGTAGCAAATGCATATAAAAATAGTGATTTCAATAATGAATTTGAACATGATTATAAAACTGGTGCAGGAGATGCTGGAAGTAAAGATGGAAAAGATCAAGCATGGAGTAACTGGGTTGATGGTCAGATAAGAGGATTACTATTTAAAGGTACCCCTGAAGAATTTGAAAAATCACGTTACTGGCCAGATGCAAGAAAAACATATCTACAAGATCCTAAAATAAAAGAATCATTTGGTAAACTAGAAAACTATATAAATACTGGTAAATCTACAATGCAGATGGGTGGTAGTATGCCAGGATCTGTAGGATTCACATACGCACGTACAGGATCAACACCATCTGAAGGAAAACATGCAAAGAAGACAATGCCTTCTGCTCAAGGTGGGGAACAAATTCAACCACAAATTCTACAGAATTTTGAAGAATTCAGAAACTCTCCAGAAGGTAAATTCCAATTTGAGAACATGGAACGTAATAGAATTGCTAAGAAGAGTTCTGGAAGAGTTGATTATTCTGATATTGATCCTATAACAGATATTGCTCTTCCTCTTGCAGGAATTGCTGGTACAGTAGGAAAACAGGCAATTAAACAAGGAGCAAAAAAAATAGGGAAATATCTTACAGAAGAGACAGCTTTAAAGAATACTTATAAAATAAATCCTTTAGCGTTTAAAGCAAATCCTGAAGCATATTATAGAATGCTTGGAGAAAAAGGATATGATGATGCATTGCAAAGTGGTGTAATTAAATCTAAAAAACCACATGCTTATCCAGAACCTTATTTTGGTAAAGGTAGAATATTAGATGGTGATTATTCTACACCTGGTAGTGGGGGAAGAAACCCTCAAACAGGAGAAAAATATGTATCTAAAGGATATGGGGGTCCATATATGGTGGAGTCAAAAGCAAAAATGAAAGGTGTAGGAAGTACAGCAAACGATAAAGATTTAATGATTGCTACCCCTAACGAATCTTTAGATATGTTAAACCCAAATTATACTTTTTATAAACAAAATTGGTTACAAGGATATAAAGAAATTCCTAAACAAGAGAATGGTGGAGAAATTCCTATAGCACAGAATGGACAAGAAATGTCATTCTATCAAGAGGGACTAGATTGGTTGCCTAGAAGTATGCAATTAGGAGGAATAGTTCAAGATAATAATGGCTATTGGAATCCTGATAATTGGGGAAATCCTGTAGAGATAGATAGCCCATATATTACCATGAAAGGGGTTAATCAACCTCTTCTAGGAGTATCTGATACTGGAGACAAGAAAATGATGCTTCCAGGAAAAGACTATAAATTTAAGGGTAAAAAGGTACAAGAATTCCCTGTGTCAAAAAATGGAAATCAATTACAAAAATTGGATCAACTTACTAATTTTAATAACTTTGGTCAATCTTCTAAATGGCTAGAAAAATATAAATAACATGAATTTTAAAACTTGTAAACTTTGTAAGAAAAATTTATCAATTGATAGTTTTTGGAAGAATCCAAGTATTAAAGATGGTTATTTTAATAAATGTAAAATATGTGCTGCTAAAATAAGAAATATAAACGTTTTAAAAGAACAAAAATATTTAAATGATAATCTTTGGACATGTTCTACATGTAACATTACACTTCCTTTAACTATTGAAAATTTCCATAAAAGAAATGATTCTAGTACAGGATTTCAACATAGATGTAAGAAGTGTGTAATGAAAGACCCTCTTAGATATAATAGATATAGTGATAGTGAAAATTTACAACTTTATATAAAAGATATATTAAATGGAATCAAATCAAGATCTCGAACTAAAAATTTAAAATTTGAGCTAACTGTGGAATTTTTAATAGATATGTTCAATAATCAAAATGGAGAATGTGCAATTTCAAAAGAAAAAATGACATACATTAGATCTAAAGGAAGAATACAAACTAATATAAGTGTCGATAAAATTAATCCTTCTTTAGGATATACAAAAGATAATGTACAGTTACTTTGTGTTATAATCAATATTATGAAAAGTAATCTATCAATGTCTGAACTAAAACATTTTTGTAATTTAATACTAAAACACAATGACTAAAGATATGATTCTTAAGATATCTAAAGCTAAAGATATCAATGACTTCTACAAGAAATATCCTTCAGAAGAAGCATTTATGAAAGTTCATGGTAAAGAGTTCAAAAAAGCTCAACAAGGTTTAAACATAATGAGTGGAGCTTTGCAGGATGTATCTGGACAAGCACGTAACATTGGTGGTGATCTTACTAGACAAGATAATCTACAAATGATGCAAGGTAAAGGATTTTCTCCTATATCTGTATCAGCTCTTCAAAACCAGCAACTTGCTTCTTCGACTTCTCCTACATCTAAAGGAGGACCTGATCTTAGTATGTTAGCTGGACCTGCCTCAGGAATAGTAAAAGGAGTTATGGCATTCAAAGAAGAACAAGATGAAAAGGATAGAGCAGAACAAAGTCTTGCTGTTAGTAATGTTCAATTAGATGCTTCCAGAACAAAAGACATTGACATCAATCGTCAAATGGCAGACAACATGACTAAAAAAAGAAAAGCCATGATGCCTGTAAATACAGGTGAAGAGTTTTTTCCTATCTATGGAGCAGGAACAAATCCTCTTGCTAAAGATGGTGCATTGTTAAATAGAGTAGGAGGAAATCCTACAGAGATTCAAAACACATATTATCCTAATGATATATACTCAGATGGGGGTTTTGAACCACTCAATGATAGTCAAATTAAAAACTACTATTATGGAGGAGGTATACCTAAAGCACAGGCTGGATTTATGAGTTATTTAAAAGGTGCTGGAAGTGCTGATCTTAGTCAGGCAGCTGGTATGGCTTTTGGTAATAATGCTGGTTCACAAATGGGAAAAGGTCTAGGAGATGCAGCAAAAATGATTCCTGGAATAGGTCCTATTGCAGGAGCATTAGCTGCTCCAGTACTTAGTGCAATTGGTGGAGGTATTGATCAATTGTGGGGTCCTGCAGGAAAGATTAAAAAAGCTAATAAAGTTACTGATCAAAATGTAGGGATGATGGGTATGCAAGGAATGGGTAAAGGGATTCAACAACAGAATTCATCATTTATGGAAGATGGTGGATGGGTATCTCATGATTGGCTTCCACAAGTGATTACCAATTTTGGTGAACATTCAATGAGATCTCTGATGAGACCAGATCCTACAATGGATACATTGAGAGCTGGTGGACATTTACAAAGATATACTCCTCCTTCAGAAGAAGCTATGCAGACTTATGCTATGGGTGGTGATCTTAAAACTCACTGGGGAGGACATGCAGAAACTATGTCACAAAATCCTTATCTACCTGAAGGAGGAGAGACAGTCATGTTTAGAGGAAACTCTCATGATGAGTCTGATGGAAGAGGTAATACAGGAATTGGTGTAACTTATGGTGATAATCCTGTAGAAGTAGAAAGAGGTGAGCCTGCTATGAAGTTACAAGATGGTGGATCCCCAGATTCTAGTCTTGTAGTATTTGGTAATTTGAAGATACCAAATGAATATGTGTCTATACTTGGAGATGATAAAGCTAAAGGTATGAAGTTTAAAAGTTATGTGACAGATTTGTCCAAGACAGAAGCCAAGCAAAATAAGACTATTGACAAAGCATCGTCTTATCTAGAGGATTTTGATCCAAGATCATCTTTCGAAAAACTTACAATGGCATCTCAACAAGCAAATATATTAGGTGCTAACATGACATTAAAAGATATTGCAGGAAAGAAACAAAAAGCTGCAGATCTTCAACAGGCCATTAATGATACAGCTAAAGAGAATGGATATGAAGCTGATGCTCTTGCAAGAGGTCAGATTAAATATGCTAAGAAAGGAATTACTATTGCACAAAATGGTGATAGAGCATCTTGGGATATTCCTGGAAGAATTGGAGATTGGACTGATGAAAATATATTTAATCCAATTGGTAATAAACTTGGTGAATTTTATCAAAACAATACTTCTGAAAATACTAGAAATGCAATTAGTTCAATAGGACAATTCTTAAGCGATTTAAATAATGCTCCTGTAGATAGAACTGCGAGACCAGGTTCTGTATATGCAGAACGTCCTATGTATACTGGCGTTGCTCCAGCACCAGCATTAGCAGTAGTTAAAGGAGGTAAAGCAGCAACTGCAGTAGCAACAGAAGTAACAGAAGCTATGGAAGCAGCAAAGAAATTAACAGCAGAAGCAAAACTAGCAGCAGAAGCAATTAGAGTAGGTAAAAAAAGTAAAAAAGCTATAGCAGCAGCAGAGAAATTAGCAGCAGAAGCAAGAGCAGCAGAAGTAAAAGCCAAAGGACTTACTCCAGGAGTAAATTTAGAGGGAAAATCTTCAACAGTAAAAAATCGTTCTTCAATGAGTCCAATAACAAAAGGTATATTAAAAGGTGCAGGTGTTGCATCTGTCATTGGCATAGGATCACATTATAATAAGAAAAATGAACAATCAAAACCTTTAAGTAAAGATCCTAGTAAATATACAATTCCTGGTGCAGTTCTTCCAACATATAATGATTCAATTAAACCTTCTTCTGTTCCTTCTACTAATAAGGGTAATCCTTTATATAATCGTATGCAAGATACATTTAATCAAGAGAGAAAAGGATTTGAATATGGTGGAGAAATTGCTCAAGGTGGTGACTCAGTTGCATGGAAACCTATTTGGGCAACTACCCCTATATATTTACCTTGGGATCAAAGTACCAATTCAAGAATACCAGGATTAACAGATGCTGAAAAAATGACAGATGCTGAAATAGCTGCTGCTCAAAAAAAGCAATCAATTAAACCTAGTGGTAAAAAAGCTACAACTATAAAAAAAGCTGATCCATTACCAGTAATTGATCCATTAGCAGGAGTAATTAATCCATTAGGAGAAGACATTAATCTTCCTCAATATGATTTTGATGTTTCTGGTATGAATCCTGAATATTTACCTTATAAACAAACTCGTAAAGAATTTCCTTGGCAGCAATTAATGGGTGAGGTTTTACCTTATCTCAGACCAAGTGATGATGAAGAGTTAGATCCAAGACAATTGATGGGAGAAATGTATGCTCTTTCTAATAATCAACAGGAACCAGTTTATGCACAAGGATTCAATCCTCAATTAACTACTCCTTATGATATATCTATGCAGGATGTTCTAAATAAGAATCAAGCTGATTTTAGAGCTGCCCAAAGAACTATGGGATATAACCCAGCAGCTCAGGCCAATCTTGCTGCTCAACAGTATCAGGCTAATCAAGGGGTGTTAGGTGATCAATTTAGAGCAAACCAGGAGATGCAGAATAAAACATATGCTCAGAATAGACAATTGATGGATCAGGCTCAAATGACCAATCTTGGAATATTCTCTCAACAGGCAGATAAGCAATCCCAGGCTAAGAGTAATACAAAAGCTCAAATACAGGCTGCCCTGCAATCTATTAGTGCTAAGATGTTGGAGAATGAAGCTAAGAATAAAGAACTTAAGACTTACGAGAATCTCTACAACTATCGATTTGGTAATGATCAAAGGGCTCAAAACTGGAATCCTATGGCTCAATTCAATATGGCAGGAAATGCTAGAAATAATACTGCTGTTCCTCAAGGATTCGAAGCTACATATAAACAACTCCCTGATGGTAGTTATGAAGTAGATAAGTATACAAAGAAAAAAGAAAAAAGTAAAAATGGATCAATCGTAAAATTGTTTAAATAATCTAATCAACTTGATTATATTAAATTACTTAAACTGATTAAGTCTCTTGCAACTCTTAACAATTTCTATTAAATTTGAAATTTAAACGCTATGGCTTCCTACACAGATAAAATGCTTCCGTTCAATCCATACATACAACAGTTACCTGTTGATGCTATGGTTAAAGTTGGTATGGAGAAACAGAGACGTTATGATGAGGGTGTTCAAAAGATACAAACTCAGATAGATAATGTTGCTGGTCTTGATATTGCAAAAGATTCGCATAAAGAATATCTACAGTCTAAACTTAATGAGTTAGGTGATAACCTTAAAACAGTAGCAGCTGGAGATTTTTCCAACTATCAATTAACAAATTCTGTAGCAGGAATGACTTCTCAAATTGTTAAAGATCCTGTTATTCAAAGTGCTGTATATTCTACTCAAATAATTAGGAAAGGTCAAAAAGAATTAGAAGCTGCTAGAAAAGAAGGAAAATCTTCTATTAACAATGAGACAGATTGGAATAGTAAAGTTTCTAGTTTCTTAGACAATCCTGATTTAAAAGCAACGTTTAATGGTAGATATGTACCATATACAGATATTTCAGCAAAGCTTAACAAACTTGCTAAAGATATGGAGAGTATCGAATATAGTTACGATCAACCATATAAAACTAACGCAGATGGATCACTAAGATATTTTCTTCCTCCAGATAAAAATGGAAATAGAACTGAGACTACTAAAGATGATACTAAAGGAGCACCTATAATTGATGATGCTATGAAAAGTATTACAACGAAAGGTAAGTCTGCTCAGACTATTCTTAATGCTTTTTATACAAATCTCACAGCAGATGATGAAGTTCAATTAAATATTGATGCAGCTTATCATTATAAGAATGCTACTCCAGATAGTTTAAAGGGTGTAGTTACTTCAACGTATGATCTTCAGAAGAAACAACTAAATGCACATATTACAGAACTTGGAGTAATGTTAAAATCTCCAAAACTTTCTGATACAGACAAAGCAACTGTACAAGCAAAATATAACACACTAACTGCTAAACTTAGTAGTGGTGAACTTGAGAAAGAAATGGAAACTCAATTAAGACAATTGCAAGATCCTAACACTTTCCAAAGTTTTAAAAATAAAGTATACACTCAACAATATTTAACTGATCTTGCACAAAATAATTCTACTCAATCATATAAAGAAGAATTAAAAAATAATCCATATGCTCAACTGAATATGGAGAAACAAAAGTTTCAGTTTGATATTAATAAGGAAAATACTAGGATTGCTGAAAAAAATGCTGCTCTTAAATGGGAGGGGTTTAAATTTCAACAAAACTATGAACAGAAAGAAAAAATTAGACTATCTAAAGGAGGAAGTGAACCTATCACAATTCCTGGGGGAGTTCGTACAGATGTAGCACCAGTTACATCTGTTACAATAACTGATAGAATATTAGCTACTGAACAAGCAAGAAAAATACAAGATGCTGATTTTCTTAGTAAAAACAAAGAGTATACTAAAGCACAATTAGATGTTATTGCAGCCAACTTTGATAAAAATCCAAACACTGCTGATGTAAAAGATAATGATCTAAGGATATATTTAGAGAGACGAAGAAATCTGGATCATGAGATGATGCGTGATGCTCAACTTCGAAAGGGAGCTTTAGACCAAAGTGCTGGAGTTGATGAACAAATTGATAGAATTTTAAAAACTGAAGTAGGTATTGTAGATGGTAATGGTAGAGAGATATATACTGCTGAGGAATTATATACTCTTGGGAAAGATCTTGAAAGTTTTGAAAGAAATATTCCTGGTACAAATATTCCTTTACCAGCATTTTCCTATGATGAAGCAAGTGTTATGAAAAAGTTTGCTGGTACAAAATATGAATCTCTGGCAAGAGCTTTTGTTAAATACAGAGATCATCAACCAGTTACGGCACAAGAAAAATTAATTTTAAATAGAGCATTAAGTCTTTCAAATCATTTTGGTGGAACTGTTGGTAAATTAGTTGATCAGAAATTTCAAATAGAATCTGATTATCTGGCTACGAAGACTCCAGATTATCAAACTTGGTCAGGCACATTAGATAAGAATAATAAAGATGACATGCGTAGAATAGATGCTTTAATATCTGATTCAATAAATCCTAAAGAGGGGGGATTAGATAGTGAGCGTATGACAGATTGGAATGGTGCCACAGTTACAACGTGGAAGAATGATCCTAAGATTAAAGATTTAGACTATAGGATAGTTAAAAATTATGATGGCTCTGGTCAATTCATAGTTCAACATGGAAAAGAACAACAGATAATACCATTAACTGCTGAAAAGTTCAATGCCTATTTTCCAAAATATGCTGAGATAAATCCTGTTACACAAATTAAAAGCATAATTACCAAATCCCCTACAAGTAGTACAAATGTTATGCGAAAAGGAGATCCTACTAATGCAGCATTTACAGGAAGTAATCTTCCTATGTTAAAAGGTACTAACTACGAATCAAAAGTAAGGTATGATGTAGAAGGAGCAACTAGTTTTCCTGGAGGACCTATCGATAGTTATCAGATAAGAGTATATGTAGTAGATGATAAAGGACTCTGGCATCAGAGTGTTATAAATCAACGAGGATATTTAACAGATACTCAAATACAAGAGAAGATTAATGGTATTGGAATGGAGATAGTTAATTATGTATTAAAACAATAGATATGCCAATCTTTGACAATGAACTTATAAATAATGTTTCGAATCGTGGAGCTGCTCCTGAAACACCTTATTTAGGATCACCTGATACATTGGAAGTTAATCTTAATCTTAATCCAGTAGAAGGTAGCATGTCTACTCAAACAGACACTCTTAGTAGACAAGGTATGTCTATTGATGAGATGTCAAATACAAACACTCCACAAAAAGCTCCTACGTTTAATTCTCCTATGGAAGTAATTCCAAGGTCTGAACTTCTTGCTAATCAAAAATATCCAATATATCAAAGAGGTGTAGATCTTGAAAATATTTATGGACTACAACAAAGTTGGACTTCTAAACTAGGGAATGGTGTTGTTAAAATGGCAGCTACTGGAATTGGTACATTTGCTCAGAGTTTTGCTACAATCCCAAATACTATATCAGCAATTCAGAATGGTAAATTCTCAGAACTATCAGGAGATCCTGATGGATTTGAAGGATCTATTGATAACTGGTTAAAAAATATTGAGAATAAGTTTCCTAACTATTATACCAGATATGAAAAACTACATCCTTTTAAATCAGCTGTACCTTTTACAGAAGGATCAGCTAATTTCTGGGGAGATATGGTTATTAAGAATCTAGGTTTTACAATTGGTGCGATTGGTGGAGCTTTAGCTCAGGATGCAATTATTGGAGCATTGACATCAGGAATAGGAACTCCTGCTACAATTAGTTCTCAAGTAGGAAAAGCTTCTTTGTATTTAAACAAACTCTTTACAGGAACCAATGATGTTGAGAAAGCTCTTGAGGTAGGAGCAAATCTTGCCAAAGGAACACAACAACTACTTACTGTTCAAAGACTTGGAGAAATGGCTGCTGTTGTAAAAGTAGGTAGTGCATTACGTTGGGGATTAAATATATATGGATCAGCCAGAACAGAAGCTGGTGTAGAAGCTAGAGATGGATATCGTCAAATTAAAGAGAACTTAGTTCAACAGTATCAACTTGAACATCCTGGCGAGGATATGACTCCTGAAGAACTTCAGGAAATAGAAAATTATGCTACAGATGGTATGAATACCAGGTTTGGTATTAACATGGCTCTACTCACTGTATCTAATGCTATTCAGTTTGATAATCTATTTAGGGCATTTAATAAAGTATCTCCTAAAACTATTACTGGTACACTAAGTAAGAAGATAGCTGATGCTGGTAAGATAGGACTTGTAAAAGATTCAATAGATACATTTGAGAAAAAAGTAGCTACTACAGTAGGTGGTAAGTTGTGGGATACAGTTAAGCCTGCCCTACCCACTATGTTTTCTGAAGGAGTATATGAAGAAGGTGGACAGTATGCTGCTGAACGTGGAACTTATAATTATTACACAAGAAAATATAAAGATTTAAAAGATCCAAACAATAGAACAAATTGGGACTCAGTAAATGAAACAGTTAATTCTACATTAACTGGACTAGCTGATCAATTTGGTACTACAGAAGGTATTCAAAATATGTTCATTGGTGCTATTACAGCTATGATAACTGGTGCTGGAATGAGTGTCATAGATCGTATGGCAGGTAAAAGTCCAAGTAAAAGACTTGATGCCACTGTAAATATGTTAAATCAACATGGTCTTACAGGAACTCTTGGTGATAAATATACAGATACTCTGACTACAGTAGGGATAACAAAAGATATGGAAGATGCTGTCAAAACTGGAGATATCTATAAGTATAAGAATTTAAAACAAGATCTATTTTTCAGTTATGTAACCTCACGTATTCCTTCAGGAATGCATGATATAACAATAGATCAACTTAACATGCTCAAAGATCTTAAGAAAGAAGATTTTGAACAGACCTTTGGAATGGATTTTAATCAGTCAAGTAAGAAAAGTGTAGATAGTTATGTAGACTCACTTATAAATGAAGCGAATAATATTAAAAAGACTGTTGATAGTTTGAATGCTACATTTATAAATCCATTTAATTATGATGTGAAAGCTGAGAGTGGTTCACTTGCATGGATTGAAAATCAAAAATACAATACATTTAATTCCTGGAAAACAGATCTTGCATATTATGCAAGTGTTGCTCCAAATAATAAAAGTAGAATTGAATCAATTGGTCAAGAATTAATTAAAGTAGATCCTTTACTTAATACAGAGATTCTTTCTAAAGTTATGAACGCTGAATCTTTGAAAGACTTAATCAAAGATTATGAAGAGCAAGCTAAACAATTAGATGAAGCAATTGCTTTAACTACTATCTATAAAGACAAAAAAGTTCTTATCAAAAAAAGTGAAGCATTTCGTAGTATGGCTCAGCGAATTGGTCTTGCTTTAGAAAAAGATCATGATGTAGAGTCATTCACTAAGATATTAAATTTTGAACTGAATAATCAAGATGCTACACAACCTCCAGTTATTTCTACTGACAAGGCTCTTGATTTAATGATCTATGGTAAGGATATTAATAGACTTAATTATCAGAGAGAAACTGCTTCTGATATATATGATAAACTATCTAATAGTGAAGGACTTGACAAATATTTTGAGCAGGCTTTAAAGATGGCTCAAGAAGTACCAGAAGAAGAAGCAGAAGTTGTTCCTATTAAACATGTGTTTAAAAATAGAGCAGGAGAAGATGAAGAGTTATCACTTGATAGAGAGTATGAAGCAGAAAAACCTAAAGAGGTTAAACCTGTTAAGTCAGGACAACAATGGAAAGTTACTAATCCTATTACAGGAGTAGCATTAGTTTATCCTACTAAAGAAGATGCTCAGGATGCTGCTAATGATATAAATGAAAAAGCAACTGCTGCATCTAAAGTAAAGATCATAAAACTCAATCCTGATGGTACTGTAAAGGTAGAAGATCAGGATGGAATCATTCGTGATATTTCTTTAGATAAACTGAAAGGCTTTGCAAAGATTCAGACAGAGCAAGAGAAATTAATGAAGGATAAGGAGAGCATTGATAATGAACTGAAAAACTTGAATATTGCTTCTGGAGGTATCAATGCAGGAGATCCTACCAATGAATCAACTGGAGAAGAAGGTCTACGTAAGGATGTATGGATCTTTCATAAATCAGGCATAACAGAATCTGAACAATATGAAGATCCTACTAAATCACAACCTCATGTAACCAGAAGTAGAGTCTTTCTGAATAATGCAAAGAAGTTCAAGAATAGAAATAATATGGGAGTTATTCTTGTTACTCCTAATAATGAAGAAGCACTAGGACTTAAAGGACTTACTCAATTATCATATAAGGCCACTGATGCAGAAGCTGCTACAGCTGAATTTAAAGCAATTGTAAGAAATTTAGAAAAAGGTTTTATAGCACAGGTATTTGTTATTACAGAAAAAGATAGCGAGGGTAAATCTAAGGATTACTTTGTCAATATAAATGGTGACAAATTAACTGATACACCAATAGGTCCACGTACTGATAGCATTTTAGATAGAGTCATCTTTCAAACAATGCCTAGCACTTCATTAATAACTTCTAAAGGTGGCAATAGAGCAAGAACTGGACAGGAAGCACAGTTTGAAGAGAATGCTAAAGCTTGGGCTGCTAAACGAGTAGACATTTTTAATTATAATGATCAATATAAAATTGAGAAATTTGTTATATCAAGAGGAATTCCTAAACAAAATATAACACTAGTTGCTGGTAAAACTATATATGAAAAGAATCATGTAGGTGGAATTTTAGTTGATGAAGATAACATAGCAACAAATGTTATATTGATTGCTATTTCATCTGAAGGAAAAGTTAACCATCAAGGACAGAACATTCCTTTTTCAGATGGAAGACCTGTGTTGCAGGATGGAGATACTCTACAGTTTTTAAACAATAATAAGTTTTCATCAAACCAAGCTCTGGCTATTTTTGAAGTAATTCAAAAGTTTACTAATGATATTATTAGTCAAAGTAAAGCTGGTACAAAAATAAAGTTTAACACAGAATATACAAATTTTCTAAAGAATGTGTTGTTTTTCAGTACAGTTGCCAAGAATGATTCAAATAATCAATTCTTTGTCAATACATCTGATATGACTATTTCTATAGGAAAGAAACCATTTGCCTTAACAAAACTAGCTGAAAACAAAGATGCAATACTTGATCTCATTGGTAAAGCATATCACAATGTCAATGGTAAAACATTAAAAGATGAATTTAATAATTCTTTTAAAGAGTATTATGTTGAGAATGGTATTTTAAAAAGTGATAGAATATGGTTTAATTATCAAATTTATCTATTGTCATCTAAGAATCCTGATGGTACTGTAAGGAATATAGATAATACTCCTCTTACAACTAGTGTTGCCAAACCTACAACATTAGTACCTTATTCATTTGAGCAGAAATATGCTACAATGGTTGATTTTGATATTCCTGTCAAGGTTGTTAAGAAGGATGTTAAATCTACAACTGTTAGAATTGGAAATTACATACTTGATAATTCAGTAAATAATTATCCTCTTGCGAATAATAAGTCTTTGGATTTTAAAGGAACTGTTGAAAATGGAAAAATTGAAGTTGAGATTATTGATAATGATAAACTTAAAGAACTTATTGATACTCCTGCTACTGTAAGAATAGCTATTACAACATTAGACAAAGAAGGTGAAGATGTATCTGGAGCGTCAGATATGACTAAACCACAAGTTGAAAGAGATGTTATTATTAAGAAGCTTGTTAAACAGTTCATGAAGAACTATATTGAGGCCAATTTAATTATATTACAAAAAGAGAAAGCAGCTAAACCAGAAGAAAAAGTAAAACAACCAGAACAAAAAGTAGAAAGTACAATTGATCTTGCACTTGTTGAAACATTTATAAATAGTTTAGGAACAGTAATATCTACAAGAGGTGTTAAAGCATTGTTGGCAACTATGAAAGATGGTACTGTTACAGAAGTTAATGTAAAAAAGGAATTAAAGATTACAAGTAATATAGCAGAAATTACAAAAAAGATCAATGCATATTTAGCTACATTTTCTCAACCAGAAGTTAAAGAAGAAGTTAAAGAAGAAGTCAAACAGAAAATTTCTGAAAAACCTATTGTATCAACTGAGGTTGCCTTACTTAAGGTTCTTAAAGATTTTGTAGATGATGAATATACACCTACTCAAATTAATCAATTACTTGCATCAGTGATGCCTAATGGTAAAGTTGATCCTGAAGAGATTATAACTATTCTTCCCGATGTTGAAGGATTATCAACTGCAAAGTATCTATCTGAAGAGATATTTAAAGCACTTCCCCATCTTACACCTACGAAAACATCTAAGATTACAGGAAAAGTAACAAGAGATAAAGATAGTAAACCTGATAGTGAATTTAGAAAAGTAGGAACCCTTGAAGCTGGTAAACAAAGGTTAACAGATAAAGAACTTGAACTATTTAAGCAATGGATGGCAGCATATCTTCCTAATATGCCATATCAAGTCTTGGACAATATCATCAATACCGTTGATGATGAGGAAGCCTGGGGTGTATTTGAAAATGGTGTCATAAAGTTCTATAAAAAATCAATCAGAGGAACTGAATATCATGAAGTAGGAGAAGGTATTTGGAAAGCTTTTCTTACTCCTGAGGAACGACAAGCTTTGATTGATGAATTTAGAAACAGTGCAGGATCTTTTGTAGATAGACAGAGTGGTAAGACTTATAAAAAAGATGATCCTCAGGTTAGTGATTTCATGATCAAAGAAAGAATTATGGATGACTTTGCTGAGTTTCAACTTGGTAAACTTCCTGCAAGATCTTTGGGAGAAAGAGTTCTTAGATTCTTTAGAGCTATAATAGATTTTTTTAAAACCTTTGGTAAAGACCCTTCATTAAAGACCAGTCTGTTTGAAGCAATTAATACAGGTGAATTTAAGAATAGAGTTATATCTGAGAAAACAAAATTAGAAACTGCTGAATATAGTAAAGTAGAAAATATGTCAGATACTGCTGTAGCTCAGTATGTCCAGGATATGACCATACGTGCTATCCAAGCTATCTTTGGCAGTAACAATAAGAAAGCATTGTTTGATCCAGAAAAAGTTACTGGTCAGCAAATATATGATGTAATTAAGGAACAATACATTGATGATGAAATATATTATGAGGAACTTACTCCTGCTAGATTCAAACAGATCTTTCTTAGAACTAAAGATATCATTCGTACATTAGGAATAAATCTTAATGAGGAAAACTTTACAGATATAAACGATGGTGGTACAGAGAATAGAAGTTATGCTCCAGAACCATTTAGTACAGATTGGAAAACCTATTCTCCCTATGCTATTAGAATTGTGAGTGCTACGCTTCCTCAAGCTGAAGCATTAAATCAGGAAGGTGATAAACCGATGAATCTTCCTAAACTGCTAAGATCAAGTATAGCAGATGGTTATCTTATAAATAATTTTAGTAAAGTGTTTGCAACACTGTTAGATAGATTTTCAAACACTTCAAGTGTAAAACGAGTTACCCAAAAATTAGAAGCACTGGCAAGAAAAGATTCAAATTATATCAGATTATTTACACGTTTAGGTGGAGATTTAAAGAGTGGTACTATTCCTTTTCAGGATTTTAAAGCAGAAGATTGGAGACTATTTGTTAATTTCTATCAAACTTTTACTAAGCAACATCCTGAGGCTCTTATACAATTTGTTAGTGATGGTGATGTATATACAGCTCGTGCTGATCAATTTCGTGCTTCTAAGCAAATCCAACAGCGATGGTTTGAAATGATGAAGAGTATTGCTGCAGAACCTACTTCCATACTTACAAGAGTAAAAGCTGTATACAAGGTTAAAAAACTTGATGCAAAAATTAATCCTCTTGCGAATGGAACTTTTGATGTAGTAGATTATGCTGGCGATGTCTTTAATTATAAGACAGAGAAAGAAGCAAAAGCTGCTGCTATCAGATTAAGTTTTCCTGTAAAAACAGCTAACGAGATGATTGACTTTCTCAATGCTATTGGTATAGGACTTACGTTGCAGGACTACTTTAGAATGAATGCTGATCAGAAAAAAAGTTTTGAAATAGCTACTTCACGGATTAGAGAATATATTCAAAAAGTTCCAGAGATAGGATCTATCAAGGGTAAAATTTTAGGAATCAATGGTCCTCTTAATATCTTAGCTAACATATGGGTTAATATCAATGATCCTCATCAGGAAAACACACACATTAATGTTGATGGTACAGTTAGTCAAAATTATGCTGAGAACAATGTAGCTTCTGTATTTGCTAATGACTTCAATGAATCAGGTAGTCGTGATAAACTCATTGAATCAAAACCTGAACTTAATGATGTATTCTCAAGGAATAGCATTGTTCTGAAAAAAGGAGGATTGTTCTTTAATGAAAAAGGTGTTCAGATCAAAGACCTTAATATATCATATATACAGGGTAGAAAAATTGTTGATAAAAATAAAGGAACTAGTATAGCTAAAGTTGGTCTGGGAGATAGAATAAGTATGGAAATAAACCAGAACTTAAATGGTAACTATTACGTTCTTGTTCCTGCTGATACATCTACGGAATGGATGATCAATCTTGGTAATTCTATTCTCTTCTCACAGATACAGAATAAAAAAGCTTCAAAAAGTATTCATTCTACTTTTAGAGGATATCTAACAGATGAGATTGCTCTGGCTCTTGACTATGATAATAGGGAGTCTTTAAAAGCTGTTGGTGATAAGGCTAAACAACTTCGTTTCTTCAAGGATATACTTGGTAACTATTCTCCTAAAACACTTGAAGGTATCAATGCTTTAATCCATGATAATTCTACACAAGTTAAAATTGAAGCATACGTTGATGAACACATCAAAGATATAAATAGTGCTGTTGATCAGTTTATTAATGATACAGTTAGTGAGACTAAAGAGTTGTTAATCAAAACTGGTCAGATTACATTTGACAATAAAAGTGATACATACAGTTATAAAAATTTAGAGACTACAAACTTTCAAGGACTTGATAATAAGATTAATAAACTCAAACTATCTCAAGAAGAATTGAATCAAATTCTAATGTTTGTAAATACAAATTATATAATCAACAACATTGAACTTCATAAGATCATGTTTGGTGATCCTTATCAGTTTGATGTTATTGATGGTAGATTAGATGAGACAAAACGTATCAAATCATTCTTATCCCCAAGACGTACAACATTCAATACTGATGAGTTTAATACATTTTTAAATCAAGAATACAACACTGTAGATGGAATTCATCTTCAAGCTTCTGATTATAATACTCCTGGAGAATTAGGTTATCATTTACATAAGAATTATGCTACTACTGTTACAGTGGCAGATATAAAGTTAAAGCATGAGTTTTATCAGAAAGCTTATGATGAGACTGATGGTTTTTCTATTATAATGGATAATACATATAGAGAAGTTAAGACTAAGAATGGTCAATGGACTACTAAAGCTGAAATATGGCATCAGTGGCAAATGGCTTACACAAGACAGAATATACCAGGATATAAATATATCAGTGAAGCGTTAAAAGCTCACGATATACAGCTCTTAAAAAGACCTGAACCTAATTATGTCACTGAGGTAATGAAACCTATTGTATCAGGTGTAAAAGCCAATGAAACACAGATCAATCTAGTCTTAGATAAAATGTCTCAGATGCCTGTTTACTTTAAGATGGTCCAGGGAACCAATCTTGAGAAACTTTATACAAAGATGTGGAAAGAGAGTATTGACTATGTTGTATTTGCAAGTGCCAGAAAGGTAGGAGCTGAGAATGTACATAGTCTTTATAAGAATGGACAATTTAATGAAGAAGAGTTTGCAGATGATACAATCATCCAAGTACCTTGGAAAGCTTATGGTATTCAAGTGGAAAATAGTTATGAACATTCGCATGAACAAACCAGAGGATCTCAGATTACTAAAATAGCCAGTCTTGATTTTTTCAACAATGGTGTTGCCAGTTCTCCTGAAGCTCAAGCTGAATATGATCGTAATGTAGATTTTCTTAATAAAATACATGAACATGCATATCAAAGATTACTCAAAAAATTAGGAATCATTGATGAAGGTAAAGGACAATTTAGACTTGAAGATCCTAAAGCTATTTCAGAATCTCTTGAATATGAAATGTTAAGAAGGAAAGTATCTGAAAATGTAAAAGATACTATTCGTTTAGATAAGAATGATCAATTTGCAATGCCTTTTGAAGCTTCTCCTGCATATAGACAGATCAGAGATATTCTATATTCAATGATCAACAAAAATCTAATTTCTTTAAAGACGAGTGGAGGTCCTAAAGTTCAAGTACCTGTTACTCTCTGGGAGAATGCTAAAGAAGGAAGAGGACTTGTTAAAAAGACTAAAACAGGTTATGAAAAAGTTACCAGGGAAGTATACGAAGCAATGTCTGCTGCAGATAAAAAGAATGTAAGACTTACTAGTGATACTCTTAAATTTTATACCAGAGAAGATCGTTATTGCGAAGTCTTGTTACCTCACTGGTTTAAAGATAGTTTTAACAAAAAGAGATTTCCTACAGATGAATCTATTCTTAATTATCTGAATACACCAGAAGGACAGAAGATTTTAACAGGTATAGGATTTCGTATTCCTACACAATCCATGTCATCTATTGAAGTGTTTAGGGTTAAAGGGTTCTTAGATAAATCTATGGGAGATACTATTGTAGTTCCTTCAGAAATTGTAGCAAAGGCTGGATCTGACTTCGATATTGACAAAATGAACACCTATCTCAAATCAGTCTATGTTGATGAGAGGGGAGATGTAAAACTTGTTGAATATCAAGGATCTGAAGAAGAAACTAAGAAATTCTTTAGTGATGTATTTTCTCGTACTATTCTATTTGATATCAAAAAGATAATGAAATATGATGAGTTTAGAGGTACATTGTTGGATATCTTTAAATTGCTTGAATCATCTGAAACTATTAACATTGAAGACAATATAGATCTTCTGGAAGATGAAGATTATGATTTTTATGAAAATCATGAAAGGATGATCAATGAAATCATCAATCAAGCTAATGAGCAAGATCTTAAACCATCTGAATATATCACTGCACAGATTAATCGATTATTAGGAAAAAGGAAAGAGTTAACAGAAGAACTACTTGATGCAGCACTACGAGAAGAGTTTGTTGAAAGTATGTATAGAAAATCTTTAGAGAATGGATATTATGATTCTCTGGAGAAATTAATAACTCTTCCTGAAAACTTTGATAGACTTATGGCTCCTGTTGATGATGCTGGTTTAAAACAGGATGCAGCTGATTTAGATACATGGAGAAATCAATCTGAGTCTGGAATCAAGAATAGACTGCTTAACAGAAACTATATGACTTCTTTAAGGAACTCATTTGTTATGGCTAAGAAGTGGATTGGTATTGCTGCTGTAAATATTACTGGTCAAAGTCTTACACAGAAGTTTAGAGCATTTATTGATCCAGAAAGATTCAAAGCTTTAGATGAATCAGATAGAGTTGTATTAGGTGATGGAAAGGTGTTGCTTCCTCACAATACAATTAATGGTTATATATCTATGTCTGGAACAAAGACACAAGATGGAAGAGATCAATACATTTCTGATAGACTCTCTGGATATGCTACAGCATTTGTTGATGTAGCTAAAGATCCATACATCATGAAGATTATTAGTTCTGATCTTGCACTTGGTACATTTATGTTCTTAGAGAGAATTGGTTGTGGTAAGAATACTGTATTATTTATGAATCAGCCAGTAATTCTCAACTATCTGGCACATCTTGATAGTAAAGGATCTAGATTTTTATTTAATAGTAGTGTACAGGATGATTTTCTTAAACTTAACTATCCAACTAGTAAGAAAGCATTAGAGAATGCAACTGTTGCTATAAATAGTCTTCAGAGTAATATTGAAAAGTTTGCTGCTAAAGGTTTTGTAGCTAATGATATAGAAAATGCTGAACAGCGTGTGATCCTTACTGAATTCTTGAAGTATGCTAAAATGGCTGAGTTCAGTTTTGAAATGACTCAAGCCACAAACTATGACACTACGAGGTTTACTAACTCTGATTCATTCTCAAGGAAGAAGACAAAGACAGAAATAGCAAAGGAGATAAACATATTCTCAGATGTAGAGAATATGATGAAATATAGTCACATAGGTAAACAAAAAGAATTGTTAGACTATGCTATGTCAAGTATGGGAGCTATACTTAAACTAGAAGAAAATCGCTTCAAAGAGATTACTAAGAAAGTAATGAGGACTTATGAACATATGAAGTACATAAGTGCTGATAGTTTTGATAAAATAGCCAGCAAGGTTAAAGCTTCATTCCTGGATTATATTATACAAATGGACCCCACTCTTAATTTGCGTGATAAAATTTACGAACTTACAGTGGGACCAAACTCTATAGCTAATCAAATTGAAGCTGCTAAATTAAAATATCCTGATGTTCAGATATTACAAGATTTTGAAACTAGAACATCTGAAAGAGCTGATGGAGCTAAAGGTGTACAATTAAAAGTCAATCTCAAGGAAGCATATGATGAGGATATGTACACTGACTTCATGAGAGAGTTGAGAGATATAGATCCTGTGTTATATAACAACTTAGTTGATTATGCTCTTCTTCAAGGAACATATCAAACATCTATGAGTTTCAAAAACATCATTCCTTTGGAAGATTATGCAGCAAAGGTCAAACCTATCATTGATAGATTAAATATTTCTGATGAATTGGAAGCATTTGCAAATGGTGTATTCCAGAGAGCTAATTGGAAAGATGATGATATTGTTCCAATATTCGTTCCAAAATATTTCGAAGAACATAGTGATGAGGATGATTATGGTAATCTTTTAACTAATTATTTCACATACAATCTTCCTAAAATACCAAAGATACCAAAAGGAATTAGTGAAGCAGAAAAACAACAACGTAAAGAAGAAAATCACAAACTCAGTCGTGATAGACGTATCATATTGATTAATCCAAAATACAACTTCCTAGAGAGTAAGCATGACTTTATCAAGATCCCAAGGAAGATAGCTATTTCAGATGACAATTATATTGACTTCTTAGATAATTGGACTATCACTGGATATGAGTTTGGACAGATGAAGGCCAAAGGTGATCTTTCAATCAAAGAATACTATGGCTATCAGAAGCTTAGAGATCTCCAAGGAAATCCTGTTGTTGATGCTGAAGGCTCTTTTATCTACAAGCAGGTTAATCTTCTAGGTGATGGTAATCTTACAACAGAATTCTATCCTGATGATAGAGCATCTGTCATTGACAATGGTACAGCTAAAGTAGGTCAAACTGGTGACGCTATTGATAAAGCTGTAATTGCTAATGTTAATAGCAAACTTACATACGAATTGGATATTGAACGTAAGATCTCTGAAACGTATGAAGATAATAAAGAAGTTCAAGATAAGTTGAATAAGTTATTAGATTGGGCTAAAGAAAGTAAAAAAGCAAATGCGTTACTTCCTATAGATTTTCTGGATGATAGTGTTAAACTTCCTATCATAGCATCATTTAAAGAACGATATGATGCATTGCAAAAAGATACCTATGTTTCTTTTGCAGTAGAGTACAAAAAGATCCATCTCTATGCTAAAAAGGCAGAAATAGTAGATGCTTGGGACGTTTATAATAATCAATTAAAAACCAAGTTTAACAATGATGTCTATGTAGCATTTAAGAATGCTATAATCAATAATACAACATCTGTTGCTAAACCTGAACCTGTAGCTACTCCTACTCCACAACAGTCTGGTCAAAGAGAATATACTCCAGAGAACATCACATCATTGAAATCTAATGAAGTGTTTGTATTTGGTAGTAATGAAGGTACTTCGAAAGGAGGACCACAAACTCATGGTAAAGGAGCTGCTTTATTAGCTAAACAAAAGTTTGGAGCTATACAGGGACAGGCTAGAGGTTTGCAAGGGCAGTCTTATGCAGTAGTTACTAAGAAACATTGGGATGTTGAAAAATCATCCACTCTTCAGGAAATATTAGCTGAATTAGAAGAAATGAATCAATTTGCTTATAAACATCCTGATAAAAAGTTGTTGGTTACAAAACTAGGAAGTTCTCTTGCTGGATATAGTATATCTGAAATAAAAAATTTATTTAAAGAACTTAACGAATATGAAGGTATTGCAGATAATATAATTCTTCCTAAGGAATATGAAGTAAGAGATGAAGTTCCTATTCAAAAGAAAGAAGAAATTCCTTCAGAGCCAGTTGAGACTGGTATAGCTGGTGATGCTGTATATAGATACTATGGTAGAGAATACTTTATTCACACTTTAGATGGGAAAGCTATTGATGTCGAAGGATATAAGGGTAAGAATGTTGACAAGCAGAAATTGATGGATGCTTTCAATAAAGATCCTAACATCGATCCTCAGAATAATAAACCTTTCCAGCAACTACCAGATCTTGGACAAGATATGAAAGATTTATATAATCGATCAGAGTATAAATCAGACGAGGAAGAATCTATTGATGATAGGGCAGAGAAAGACAATCCTGAGACAAATCATCAAGGAACATTCTCATATAAAGGCAAGACTATCAAGACACAATTCACGTTAACTGGTAGCCAGGAAAAGGCCATGGAAGCGTTGTCAGACTTTGCTACTACACAAGATGAGAGAGTAATTACATTACAAGGAGCTGCTGGAACAGGCAAGACTTCAGTGATTGGTTATCTTCAGAATTATTTAGGAGGTAGGTATAACTTTGTTTATTTAGCTCCTACTCACGCTGCTGTAGCAGAATTAGGTTTTGCTACTATCAAAACTGGTAGTAGAAGCTTACCTTTCACTGTACAATCTTCTATTACTGAGAAATATGATCCTATCAAGCAGAGTTACACAACGATTGCTACTAAAAAATTCAAAGATAGATTAGGTTTGAGTAATAACGTAATAGTGATTGATGAGTCATCTATGTTATCAGGTAAAGATTATGATAGAATTAAGAAAGTAGCAGAAAGTATGGATTTGAAGATTATCTTCATGGGAGATATTATGCAGATTCCTGAAGTAAATATTTCAAATCCAGAGAAGAAACTTGTATCAAAAGCATTCACTGATAATAAACAAGTAACGTTAACAGAGGTAAAAAGAACTTCAAACGATACAATGTTAAAAGCCCTGGGATATATTAGAGAGAACCCTAATGGTAAAATTCCTGTAGTAGAAGGCAGTGATGATATCCAATATCTTAATGAGATGGAATTTAATAGGGCTTTAGCTAAGAAAATACAAGAAGAACCAGAGGATACAATGTTAATCTCTTATACGAATGCTTCAGTTAAAGCTGTTAATAACAAGATTAAGAAAGCCTTAGGTTTCGAGGGTGATCCTAAAGAGGGTCTTGCTATTGTAGGATATGGTGGATATAACACTAAACAGATTGAGAATCAAAATATTGCTAACAGTATTAGATATATTATTACTAGTGTAACCAAAAATGGTTCGCAGTATAATATTGTTGCTAAATCTAAGAAGTTAGGAATGCTAAAGAAAGCTGGTGTAAATGTATCTGAGAAAGCAACTTCTAGATATTTACAACTTAGTAATAGTGATGCGTTAACTTTTCAAGAATTGACACAAGCAGATTTCGATGAGAATAACGCAACCATTAGTAGAATGATGGTAGATCTACTTGCTGCAAAGAAATATGCAATAAGTTCTAAGACTGGTGCTGCCTGGGCACAATTCTATAATAAACTTGAATCAGTTGGTGCATATTTTATGGAAACTAATTTAGGAGGTGATTATATTTTTAATCCTGAAACAGGAAGTATGGAATCTCTTAATTTGCAAGATAAAACATCAGGACATGCTGAAATCAAGAAAGACTTCCCAGAGATGGTTGTAGAGAAAGGTATTGATTATGGCTATGCTGTAACGATTCACAAGAGTCAAGGTACTACTATAAAGAATGTATTCTTTGATGCATCTACATTACCAAGATATGATAGTTCTAAACTATACAGTAACGGTAAACAGATCTCCACTGAGAAACATGCATTGTTATATGTAGGAATGTCCAGGGCATCAGGCTCGTTGTTTATTAACAAAGAAAACCCTGAACATTTCTATATACCTGGACAAGAAAAATCTGTATCTTTACAAGGACAAGACACAATAAAAGGATTCTACAACAGTCTTACTGCTGAGCAATTATCTAAATTAGAAGCTCTTGGATTAGGAACCCTTGAAAAATTAAATCAAGATTTTGAAAGTGTTCCTATACATGATTATACTCAATCAGAATTTATCGAAGATTTAAAATGTAAACTATGATGGGCTGTATAAATACAAATACTCCTGGATTTAAAAAGATTGCTGATGTATATGGCAAATCTCTGGCTGAAAGGTTTGTAAGAGGATATAGTAAAAATGTCAAAGGACTAACTGATGATTTTTACTATCCTAATCTTACTGAAATTAAGGATTGGTTAACAGTTGATAAATCAAGAATTGTTAATAATGTCTCAGTGGCATTAGAAGAAAATCCTCAACTCTCAGCAGAAGGTATAAAGGGTCTATTGAGTGGAGTAATACATAGTTTCAATGATACATTGTTTATAACTACTGGTCCTACTGTATCTCCTTTGTTGATCAGACCTGAGGTAAGGGATACAATTTTTAATCCTCATGTTAAAATCATAAGAGAGTTAGCTGATAGGTTCCCTCAGATAATTAGTATTAGGGAGACTAATAATACATATAGGAAGATTATAGAAATACGTCCTCAAGAAGTAGATCAACAAGGTGTGCTATTCTCAAAGTCTGGGACTACATCAAGCTCAAGAGCTTCTACTAAAACAGTCTCTGCAGTAAAAGATTTTTTGAAACGTATTGGTGTAAATATTCAAAGTCTGGAACAGATTAGTGTAAATGGTATAAAGCAAGATGCTAATGGTGCTGCATTTATTATGCAGAAGTTAATTCAAGTAGTACAGGGAGCTGAAGTTGGTGTTCTTCCTGAAGAAGCAATGCACTTTGCTGTAGCCATCATTAAACAAACTAATCCTGCTTTATATAAGAAATTACTAAGTGAGGTTAATGGATTTAAACTTCTCGATAATATAAATAAGGTATATGGAACAGATCCATTATATAGAGGTAAAGATGGTAAACCTGATGTAAATAAACTTAAAGAAGAAGCCATAGCAAAAATTCTTGCAGAAATTATTATCAATAAATCTGAAGGAGTAACAGAAAGACCTGAACTATTAAGTAAGGTGGGTGGATGGTGGAGAGCTATAATCGATTGGTTTAAAGAAAAGTTTATAACTAGTGGGTTTGATCAAGCTGCTATGGATATCCTATCTGGTAAAGACATAGGTACAGCTGAAGACATTAGAGAAGAAAGTGATAAAGTCTTTCTTCAGAAGGATGCTCAAACTATGATTTTTGATAAACTGGATACTGTTTCAAATTCAATCATTAAAAAAGAAGATCAACCTAATGAGGACGATAATGGTTACTATATAGGAAAAATTAAAATTCCTCGTAGAGTAACAGATCTAATTAAAGGTTGGTATGAAAGACGTTTCAAAGATAAAGATCTAACTAAGAGTGATTTCCAAAAAGCAATTGATGATCTTAAAGCTGAGAAAGGAACAGCTGGTCATGCTGCTCTAGAGTTTGCATTTCATAAACTTGTTGATACTAATGGATATTTAAGAGTCTCCATTGAGGATGATAGTGATTACGATGCTGTATTCAAAAATTTTAAAGAAGCTTTCGAAAGAGATAAATATGAGATATTACGAGACAATCTCGAAGCACGTTTAAAATCATTCAAAGATGGTACTAGATTTAAATCAGAGGTTATTGTACATGATCCTACTCGTGGAGTTGCTGGAACAATAGACTTTTTAGCAGTTGAACAATCTGGGAAAACACATATTTTGGATTGGAAGTTTATGAATCTGGGTAAGAAATATGAAGATGTTCCTTGGTATAAAGTAACTGCCTGGAATAATCAAATGACACAATATAAACTTATCCTTCAGAATGCATATGGTATTAAGTCTGAGGATTTTGGTCAGACACGAATGATTCCTATTCAAGCTAACTACAGTGAAGCAAATGCCAAATTAAATATTCTTCCAAAACTAACTGATATAGTAATTGGTGATGTTGATGTTAAAAAGATTTCACAGAACTATTTACTTCCTGTAGGACTTGAATCAGAGAAAACAGGGATCAAAGAGGTAGATATACTGATTGAGAAGTTGAATGCTATGTATAGGCGATTCTCTGAAAAGAAAGTGCTACCTTCAGATAAACAAACTAAAGCTGAACAGTTAAATACATTATTTACTGCTATCAGACAACTACAGATCAAAGGTGATTTAAAGCCATTGTTAGATCAATCAAAGATCTTGAATAAGCAAATCAAAGCTACTATTGAAAAGTACAATACTGATTTTAAAGGTAAAGATCCTTTAAAGTTTACAGAAAAAGAAATAAATGACTTTGCTGGTGAATTACAAACTGCACAGGAAGCTATTCAAGTATATACTGATCTTGACACAGGTCTTGCATCATTGTTTGAAGAAGATACCCCAGAGAATAGAGCATTACAACAAGATCTAAAAGATACAGTGTATGCTGCCAGACTTCTTGAAAAGAAAATGGAACACGTATTAAACGATTATGTTTCAGATATAATTGCTAAAAGTGAAGGTATTGACAATTTATTATCTCCTGAAAAGATTATAAAAGGTATCACTAAATTATTCTCATCAACTGCCACTCTACAATTAAAAAGTATTGAACTTCTCTATAAGAAAGCTAATAAAGCATTTTACTATTCAGGAGTAGATACACTAGCTGAAAGTAAAGAACTTGAAGAGTTAAAGAAAAATTATGAAGTATTAGCTGCTAAGAAAGGACTTAACAAGAAAACTTTCTTTGATCTAATAAAAAAGAAAGATAAGAATGAACTTATTGATGAACACAAACCTGAATTTTACAAGACTCTCAGAAAGAAAATCCAAGAAAAGGATAGTACGTGGATTAAAGCTAATATCGATGTAGAAGCTTATAGAGAACATCTTAAAGTTAAACTAGCAGAAGAAATAGATAGAATAGAAAAAAGACATAGAGTTGGAACTGCTGCAGATGAAGCATCTACTATTAAAAAAGAGATCGCAAATGCAGAAGAACTATATTCAATATCATATGATAACTCTCCAGGATGGCTATTGAACGATCAAATTAAAAAGTTTCCAAAGGATATTTGGATATCTGATGAATGGAAACAATTAAATATTAAAGGTAACGAAGCTGCAAAAGATTTCTATGACTACATCATTAGGAAAAATAATGAATATCAAGATCTGGGATATATTAATAAACTAGAAGCCAGAGTATTTCTTCCATTCGTAAGAAAAGGACTAACAGAGAAACTTATTACAGGTGGACAGGTTAGACTTGGAGAACAGTTCTTTAGAGATATATCCATAGATGAAGGTGATATAGGTTATGGTCAGATTGATCCTCTCACTGGTAAAACTGTGAATGTTATTCCTAAATATTTTACGAGCGATATAACTGGTGAACTTAGTACTGATTTGTTTAGAACAATGGCTTTTTATAATGAAGCTGCTATTAGATATAAATATCTATCTCAAATTGAAGAACAAATTAAAGCAATTGTTGCTGTAGAAAAAACTAAGAAAGCTATCGCTACATCAATATTTGGCAAAACTGATTATAATGAAACTACTGGAGAACTTCAAACTACTCCTGATAATAATGAGAATTCTAAACTTGTTGAAGATATGATGAAGGCTATTATATATGGTCAAAGATATATTACAAGTGAGACTTTTGATCAATTACTATTTAAAATGGGTAGTTGGGGAACTACTTTTAATAAAAAACTTGGCCTAAAGATATTCCCTGAGGATCTTGAAGGAAGGCAAGTATCTGTTAATAAAATTATTTCACAATTAAACAATACGTTTCAATTAAGTACATTAGGTCTTAATTTGTTATCAGCATCGTCAAACCTTTTTGGTGGTAATTCCCACTCTATGATTAATGCTGGAACATATTTTACCAAGACTGACTACATTGCTGCTGAAGGAATGATTGTAATAAATAAGTTTAATGGCACTAATCATAAACTAATGCTTGGAGCTCTTGAATACTTTCTTCCATTAACAGAAAACTATAATAGAGAAGTTGCTAAAAGGTTGAGTTTAAATAAATTAACTGCAGAGAGTCTTCAAGATGGTCTTATGTATTTTATGAGACAATCAGATTGGAATGTTCAGACATCAAACTTTTATGCATATTTAAAGAATACAATTGTTCAAGATGGTCAAGTATTAAATGTTAGAGAATATCTTAGAACAACTGATAAATACAAAGATAAATATCAAGTTACTTCTGAACAACGATCTGCCCTCAAAGATGAATTTGAAAAAGATGTAAATGATCTTATTGATACTCAAGGAGTTCTCAAATTAGCTACAGTAGTAGATGATAAATTTACTATTCCTGGAGTAGATCAAAAATCACAATCTGTTGTTGAACTTAGAAGAAAAGTGCAACAAATAAGTAAGAATGCATTAGGTAATCTTAGTGAAGATGATCTTAGAACTATTAACATGCAGATCTATGGTAAGAGTTTTATGGTCTTTAAGAACTGGATCCCTCGTCTTGTGGATGTTCGTATGGGAAATATGAAATATAATTCTGCTTCTGATGCTTATGAATGGGGTAGAATGCGAATGGTATTTAAAGTCTTATCTGATGATTTTCTTGGATCAATTGGTAATCTTAAAAATTCATTGATAGCAAATGAAAAAGGTGTAGATTACATGAGAGAACTTTTTGAAAAGAAAAAAGCTGAGTATAAAAAAGATACAGGTAAAACTCTCAACATGACTGAGACTCAATTTATGGATCTTGTAAGAAGTAATATTAAGGCTCAACTAATCGATGTTATATTTATGAGTATAATGATAGGTATGGTTATGGCTTTAAAAGCTTATGCACCACCAGATGACGAAGATCCTGCAGTAAAGAGTCAATATAGATTTATGGTGAGGACCTTTGATAAATTTAAAGATGAACTTTCATATTTTTATGATCCTACAAGCTTCTTAGGATTAGTATCTAAAGGTATATTTCCATCTATATCACTGTTAGATAATATGACAAAAGGAACAAAAAATTTCATGATAGAAAACTGGGCAATTTCTACAGGTAATGAAAAACTTGAAAAAAGTAATCAAGTAATTAAATACTGGATGAAGGTTTTTCCATTTACAAATCAAATGATAGGATATTTACCAATGTTCTATCCTGAGTTAGCTAAAGACATGGGAGTTAAGATTCAAGCAAACTATGGTATAAGATAGCTATATTATGTCATTTATCTTTCTAAAATATAAAAACTTAAGGTATAAATAATTAATTTTACATATCTCTAATACTACTACAATGGATGTAAGATGTAATGCAATCCCATGTCCTATAACATTAAGTTCTGCCTGTGTATTCTATGAAGGAGAAAGGCTAGTCTATATAGGAGTTAATACCAATGATACAATAGAAGAGGCCCTTCAACATTTGAATGATGTTGTTAGAAATGGTGGATTTAGTGGTACAAATGGTACAAGTGGAACTAGTGGTATGGGTTCATCAGGTACTAATGGAACATCTGGAACATCTGGTACAACAGGTATAGATGGAACCTCTGGCATAGATGGTACATCAGGTACTAGTGGAACAACAGGCACTTCTGGTACAACAGGCACTAGTGGAACAACAGGAACATCTGGTACTACGGGAACAAGTGGTACATCAGGATACGAAGGTAATCTTGCAATGTGGAGATTTTCTGATAATACAGATACTAACGTAGATCCAGGAAATGGTTATTTCACTCTTGATTCTCCTAGTTGGGGAGTATCAACTACATCCATTGCCATAGATAACTTTTCTTATAGTCCAAGTGTATCATTTGCTGCATATTTAGATTCAATGACTATCGGTAGTATAATCAAATTAGTTCAGGCTAATAATTCTGCTACATTTAAAATGTTACAAATTACTGCTGTAACCCCAATAGTCCCAGGCTTTGAGAATTATAATGTAATTCAAATAGCATCAGGAGGAACAGATCCAAATCTCAATGATATATTCACAATTAATATATTAGGTATCCCTGGAACTTCAGGAACTTCTGGAACACGAGGAACTTCTGGAACAAGTGGAACTACAGGGACCTCTGGAACTACTGGCACAAGTGGTACAAGTGGAACATCTGGGACTAGTGGAACATCTGGTACAGATGGGACTAGTGGAACATCTGGTACAAGCGGTACATCAGCTACTAGTGGAACTTCGGGTACTGATGGAACTAGTGGAACAAGTGGAACCACAGGTACTAGTGGTACATCTGCGACTAGTGGAACCACAGGTACATCAGGTACAACTGGTACTAGTGGTACCACAGGCACAAGTGGTACCACAGGTACTTCTGGAACTTCAGCTACTGGTGGTACTAGTGGAACTAGTGGCACTTCTGCTACATCAGGGACTAGTGGAACTTCAGCAACTTCGGGTACAAGTGGTACTACAGGAACTAGTGGGACGTCTGGTACAACAGGAACATCAGGTACAAGTGGTACGGATGGAACTGGAGGAACTAGTGGAACTACAGGTACTTCTGGTACTTCGGGATCTAGTGCTACATCAGGTACGAGTGGAACTACAGGTACATCTGGAACTACAGGTACATCTGGGACAAGTGCAACAGATGGAACGGGTGGGACTTCTGGGACAAGCGGTTCATCTGCTACATCTGGTACATCAGGCACTAGTGGAACTTCAGGTACTAACGGAACTGGTGGAACTTCTGGTACTACTGGCACATCAGGGACTTCTGCTACTTCTGGTACATCAGGAAGTGCAGGTTCAAGCGGTGTTAATGGTACCAGTGGTACAACAGGTACTTCAGGTACATCAGGTACAAGTGGTATAAATGGAACTAGTGGTACAAGTGGAAGTTCAGGATCTAGCAGTACATCAGGAAGTTCTGGAACTTCAGCAACAAGCGGTACAACTGGTACAAGTGGAACAAGTGGGCTTGATGGTTCTGCTGGACAGATAACAGGACAAAGATTATATTATGATGTTGGATCAGATACTTTTTTAGTTCCTAGTTCCCAAGCGTCTGCAAGTAGATTATTCACATTTTCAGCAGCAGCAGGAACACTCACAGCATCAGGAGCATCACCAGGCAGTTTTATAACAGATGGATTTGTAGTAGGTCAGAAATTTACAGTGACCAACTCTGGAACTGCTATGGACAATAACTCTTGGTGTATAAGAATAGTAACAGCAACTGTCATTACTGTAACCAATGGTTATGGATCTTTAACTAATTTAACAAATAGTAGTGCTGCTACTATAACCATTGATAATGAAAAACTTACCAGGATTCCATCAACAGGGGTAGTAACAACAGAATCATTAACTGGAATTACAAATGCGTCTGCTTTTGTTGCATTTGATAGTTATTGTACAGAGGTAGGTTATCCAGGAGTAGCTACTATTCTAGCAGGAATATGGAAATTTCATGGTAGATTTTCTGCTACAAACGTTAGTTGTACAGCAGGATATGTTGTGTTAACAAGATCTCAGGATGGATTAACCACAACAGTTATATCTGGAGCAAATCCTGTAGGTGTAACTCCTGCTTTAAGTGGTACCATAACTGCTTATGATACACAATGGGTAATAACATCAAATATAGCGATTCTCAGTACAGATAGAATTATAATAAGAGCAGTTGGTATAAATAGTAGTGGCACAGCTCGTAACATGCAATGGCAATATCAAGGAACTACAGATCCTTCATATGTTGATACTACCCTTGTTGTATTAGGGATAAATGGAACATCAGGAACTAGCGGTACTACAGGTACAAGCGGTTCGTCAGGATCATCAGCTACTTCTGGTACAAGTGGTACAACAGGAACCAGTGGCACATCAGCTACCGCTGGTACAAGTGGATCTTCTGCAACAAGTGGTACTTCTGCTACCTCAGGAACAAGTGCTACATCAGGTACATCAGGAACAAGTGCTACGTCTGGCACTTCAGGTACTTCAGGCACAACAGGTACTTCAGGAACATCTGGAATAAGTGGAACAACAGGAACCTCTGGTACAACTGGAACCAGTGGGATGTCAGTGTTTCCTTTATTAAACGATGAATGGTTGCCTACATATGATTATGCTGGAAATCCAGCTAATCTTGTTAAATACTCTTCAGATAACACTATAATATTTGGTGCTCCTGTAGAAA